ATGAGCTCAGTGCGTCGAAACCAAACTCCCGCAATCACGCCAAAGAAGCGCTGCGCCGTCTACACCCGCAAGTCCACTGATGAAGGGCTCGACCAGGAATACAACAGCCTCGAAGCACAGCGTGATGCGGGCTTGGCCTTTATTGCCAGCCAACGGCATGAGGGCTGGATTGCCGTCGACGACGGATACGACGACGGCGGCTACTCGGGCGGCAACATGGAACGGCCCGGGTTGCGCCGTCTGATGATCGACATCGAAGCGGGGAAGATCGATACCGTGGTCGTCTACAAAATCGACCGCCTCACGCGCAGCCTGCCGGACTTCGCCAAGCTGGTCGACGTGTTCGACCGCAACGGCGTCTCCTTCGTCTCGGTCACGCAGCAGTTCAACACCACCACATCGATGGGGCGATTGACGCTCAACATCCTTTTGTCATTTGCGCAGTTCGAACGCGAGGTCACCGGCGAGCGCATCCGTGACAAGATCGCCGCCAGCAAGGCCAAGGGCATGTGGATGGGCGGAGTCCCACCTCTCGGATACGACGTGGTCGAACGCAAGCTCGTCGTCAACGAACGTGAAGCCGTGCTGGTACGTGACATCTTCCGCCGCTACGCCGAGCACGGCTCGGCTGCGCGACTCGTCCGCGAATTGGAAATCGAAGGGCATACCACTAAGGCATGGGTCACCCAGTCCGGCCGGGAGCGATTGGGGCGAAGCATCGATCAGCAGTACCTCTTTACCTTGCTGCGAAACCGCATCTACCTTGGCGAGATCTGCAATCACGACACGTGGTACTCGGCCCAGCACGACCCCATCATTTCTCAAGAGCTGTGGGACGCGGCACACGCCTTTATCGAGAGACGAAAGCAGGCACCGCGCGAACACCGTGCCAAGCATCCGGCATTGCTGGCGGGGCTGCTGTTCGCACCGGATGGCCAACGCATGCTGCACTCCTTCGTGAAAAAGAAAAACGGTCGGCAGTACCGCTACTACGTGCCTTACCTGCACAAGCGGCGCAACGCAGGTGCCAGTCTGGCTCCGCATACCCCGGACGTGGGCCACCTGCCAGCCGCTGAGATCGAAGAAGCGGTGCTGGCACAAATCCATGCGGCGCTTTCATCGCCCCAAATGCTGATCGCTGTATGGCGGTCCTGCCAGCAGCATCCAGTCGGTGCGGCGTTGGACGAAGCACAGGTGGTGGTTGCCATGCAGCGCATCGGTGACGTGTGGTCGCAACTGTTCCCTGCCGAGCAGCAACGGATCACACGGCTGTTAATCGAACGCGTGCAGCTACACGGGCACGGCCTGGATATCGTTTGGCGGGAGGACGGTTGGATCGGATTCGGTGCGGACATCAGCACGCATCCCTTGATCGAAGAGTCCCAAGAACGTGTCGAGGAGGTTTGGGCATGAATGCCACGAGCCACCAGCGCCAGCGTGCCGTCCGTATCGAGATCGGAGCCGAGGCGCGCAGTTATGTCAGCGAGGGGCAGCGGGTCACCCTGGTGCCCCTGACGATCAAGCGCCGCCAGAACCGGAAGCTGCTGATACCGCCAGCCCCCGAAATTGCGGACCGGATCGGTGGCTTCGATGTGCCGATGATCAAAACGCTGGGCAAAGCCTTCTACTGGAAGCGCTTGATCGACGATGGCATCTACCCCACGACAACGGACTTGGCGCGCGCCATGAAAGTGGAACCGGGCTGGGCTGCCGAGGTCTTGCGCATGACCATGCTGGCCCCCGATATCGTGGAGGCGATATTCGAAGGACGTCAGCCACGCCACCTGAATCTACACACCTTGCGCGGCCGCCAAGAGCAACTACCGCGCGATTGGGCAGCGCAACGCCGATTGCTCGGTTTCTCCGACGCCTGATCTCCCCTCCGGATACACCCGATGACGGCGAGCCATGTGCTCGCCGTTTGTGTTTCTGCCCTGGCCCATTGGCGAACCTGGAGTTTCGCCGTGGTTCGCCATTGCGTCCCTTAAAGGTTCGCCACCCGAAGTTTGGAATGACACCTGTTACTCAACAACGTCACAGGAGCATTCCATGCAGACACCAGCCAGCAGTATCCCCCGGTCGCCACAGCAGGCGATCAACACCATGTCACCCGGTGACCGCCGCGTGCTCAACGAGAACGAGCTCGCGCAACGCTGGGGCGTTAGCCCCAAGACTTTGCAGCGCTGGCGCAGTGAGGGGCGCGGTCCACGCTACCTGAAGCTGTCCAAGCGTGTCGGCTACCCGGTCGACGCGATCCTCGAGTTTGAGCGCGAAGCGCTGCACGACTCGACATCCGAACGCGCGGCGGTTTGAGGAGAGATGCGATGAATGACATCACCATCTTCCCCGCCGACATCGCCGAGATGTCCGTCAGCCAACTGGCCGCACTGCCGCCCGCGCAGAAACACGAGATCGACAAAAACCTCGACGCGGCAATCGACTGGCTCAAGAAGGCCCGCACCAAGTTCGACGCGGCACTGGATCAGTGCTACGGCGAGAAGGCCCGTACCGCGCTGCGCGAATCAGGCCGTGACTTCGGCACCGCACACATCAGCGATGGCCCGCTGCACCTGAAGTTCGAGCTGCCCAAGAAGGTCAGCTGGGATCAGAAGCAACTGGCCGAAATCGCCGAACGCATCGTCGCCTCAGGCGAGAAGGTCGAGGGTTACCTCGACATCAAGTTGTCCGTCTCCGAATCCCGTTTCACGAACTGGCCGCCTGCCTTGCAACAGCAGTTTGCCGCCGCTCGCACCGTGGATTCCGGCAAGCCGTCTTTCACCCTCTCTATCGATTCGGAGTAATGACCATGAGCACCAATCTCATCGCCTCGCTGCGGCAACAGCTGCCATCCATCTACGGCGAACACCTGCCTGACGAAATCCGGTATCGCCGCGCGGACGGCCACGACGTCGTTGTCCCGCTCGATGCCGCCACGGTGGATGAACTGGCCTTCGCTATCCAGACGGCCAACGCGGAATCGCTGGCGCTCGGTCGCCGCCGCACCGCGCTGGAAGAACTCCACACCGAGGTACGCAAGCGTGCCGCGCGTGGAGCCGACCGTATCGCCGACGTGTCGTGGGAGGGCTGATCATGAGCGCGATCATTCCCTTTCAGTTCGAAGCGCATGCCGTGCGCGTCCAGGTCGATGAACTCGGGCAGCCGTGGTTCAACGCCACCGATGTCTGCGACGCGCTGGAGATGGGCAATCCGTCTCAGGCGATCAAGTCCCACGTCGATGCCGAGGATCTCCAGAAATTGGAGACCCTTACGGCGGGTGGCCGTCAACGCCAGAACCACGTCAATGAATCGGGCCTTTACGCCCTGATCCTCGGTAGCACCAAGGATGCCGCCAAGCGTTTCAAGCGCTGGATCACCAGCGAAGTGTTGCCTGCGATCCGCAAGACAGGCGGGTATTCGGCCGCCACCACGGTGGCAGCCTTGCCCGCGCCGACCCATGACCGTGTCACTGCGATCCTGCTGATCGGCGAAGCGGTCGCCAAGGTGCCGGGTGTCAAGACCGGCATTGCAATGGCTGCCACGTTGACCTGCATTCAGGAAAACACCGGCCTGACCACGGAAGTGCTGCGCCGCGCTTTGCCTGCCGCCAATGAGCCGATCTGCTCGCTTAACGCCACACAGCTCGGCAAATTGCTGAATCGCTCAGCCAAGGCCACGAACCAGCTGCTGGCATCCAGTGGCCTTCAGCTCCGCAACGACCGGGACGAGTGGGAGCTGACTGAGGCCGGTGAAGCATGGGCCGAAGCCATGCCGTACTCGCGCAACGGCCACAGCGGCTACCAGATCCTCTGGAATCCGGCGGTCGCTGAACAACTGAAGGAGGTGGCGTGATGTCCCTCCCGATCATTTCCGCACAGCAGCGCTTGGCCGAACGCAAGGGTGTGAAGTTGCTGATGCTGGGCAAATCCGGCATCGGCAAGACCACCCGGCTCAAAGACCTCGACCCTGCCACCACCTTGTTCCTCGATATTGAGGCGGGTGATCTCGCCGTGGCCGACTGGCCGGGCGACACCATCCGCCCGGCATCGTGGCCGGAAAGCCGCGACTTTTTCGTGTTCCTCGCGGGCCCGGACAAGTCGCTGCCGCCGGAGAGCGCTTTTTCGCAGGCGCACTACGACCACGTGATTGAGAAATTCGGCCACCCGGCGCAGCTGGACCGTTACCAGACCTTCTTCCTGGACTCGATCACGCAGTTGTCACGGCAGTGTTTTGCGTGGTGCAAGACACAGCCTGGTGCCACCAGCGACCGCTCCGGCAAGCCCGATCTGCGCGCAGCCTATGGGTTGCTCGGCCAGGAAATGGTCAGCGCCTTGACCCACCTCCAGCACGCACGCGGCAAAAACGTGGTGTTCGTGGCCATCCTCGACGAACGCCTCGATGACTACAACCGCAAGGTGTTCGTCCCGCAGATCGAAGGCAGCAAGACCAGTCTGGAACTGCCCGGCATCGTCGATGAGGTCGTGACGCTGGCCGAGATCAAGGCTGACGACGGCAGCGCCTACCGCGCCTTCGTCACGCACACCGTCAATCCCTATGGCTTTCCGGCCAAAGACCGCAGCGGTCGCCTCGACTTGCTGGAGCCGCCGCATCTCGGCGCGCTGATCGCCAAGTGTGCTGGCCAGTCGCCAGTGCCCGTCAGCAGCGGCATCCCCACTACTGAAAACACCACCGAATCCAAGGAGTAATCGCCATGTCGTCCAACTATTTTGATTTCCAAGATGCCGATCCCCAACAGTCCGGTTTTGACCTGATCCCCAAGGGCGCGGTCGTGCCAGTGCGCATGACCATCAAGCCCGGTGGCTATGACGACCCGGAACAAGGCTGGGGCGGCGGCTACGCCACCGAGTCTTTCGAGACCGGTTCCATCTATCTCGCCGCCGAATTCGTGGTCACGGCTGGTGATCACGCCAAGCGCAAGATGTGGTCGAACATCGGTCTGCACTCCAAGAAGGGCCCAACCTGGGGCCAGATGGGGCGCAGCTTCATCCGCGCCGCGCTCAACAGCGCCCGCAACGTCCACCCCCAGGACAACAGTCCGCAGGCGGCCGCTGCGCGTCGCATCCAGGGCTTTCATGAACTGGATGGCCTGGAGTTTCTGGCCCGCGTGGACATCGAAAAAGACAGCAAGGGTCAAGACCGTAACGTGGTCAAGATCGCGGTCGAGCCCGATCACTCCGACTACGCAAAGCTGATGGGCGTGCCGTCCAAGGCTACGGGAACTGGAAATTCCGGCGGTCCGACACAGGCCGCTGCGCCTGCGTATCAGGCACCGACTCCGCAACGCGCACCCGTGACGGGTAAGCCATCTTGGGCGCAGTGAGGGAGGCCGATGAAATGCTGGGTCTGCAAACGACAGGCCCGGGGATTCGGCCACACCGACAACCGTCACGGTGTTGGCAATCCCCGGCGCTACCCCATCGATTGGGTGTTCTGCTCGCAACGCTGCCAAAACGCGTTTCACGCGCTGTACGGCAACTGGCTGCGGGTCAAGGAAGGTCGCGTCGACAGCAAGGAGGTCGTCATGATCGATCCGTCTGATGTCGAACTGGCCGCGATGAAGAAGTGCCTCAAGGCCTTCGGCGAGGCAGCGGGCGAGATCGGGTTCACCAAGCCGCTGGGCGACTACTCCGAAGCCGAGGCGCTGCAAGTGATCGACGCCATCGTCAGTTGCTACACCGAGGCAATGGTCGCGCACCACGAGGCAAGCAAGTACCCGCCGGTGCGTGGCATGACGCCTGCGCCCGACCCTCTGGCCGACCCGTTCGCGGATCTGGAGGACGACCTCCCCTGGGAAGAGCCAAAGGGGAGGAAGCCATGATCGACTTCAACTCCACATCAAGCATCTCCGGTCAGGTCACCGTCTTGGTCGACGCCGGGATGCAGCAGGCCCGCGCCCGCCAGTCCGAACGCCAGTACCTCGGGGCATCGCGTCTCGGCGTGGCCTGCGAGCGTGCGCTGCAGTTCGAGTATGCCAAGGCGCCCATTGACTACGGGCGTGATGTCCCGGGCCGGATGCTGCGCATCTTCGAGCGTGGCCATGTCATGGAGGACTGCATGGTCGCGTGGCTGCGGGATGCAGGCTTTGACCTGCGCACCCGCAAGGCCGACGGTGAGCAGTTCGGTTTCTCTGTCGTTGACGGCCGCCTGCAGGGCCACATCGACGGCGTCATCGTTGGCGGGCCGGATGGTTTTGCTTATCCCGCGCTCTGGGAAAACAAGTGTCTGGGCAACAAGTCATGGCGCGAGCTGGAGAAAAACCGCCTCGCTGTCGCCAAGCCGGTCTACGCCGCGCAAGTGGCGATCTACCAAGCCTATCTCGAACTGCACGAGCACCCGGCGATCTTCACGGCACTCAACGCCGACACGATGGAGATCTACACCGAGGCCGTGCCCTTTGACGCAGCCCTGGCCCAACGCATGTCGGATCGGGCGGTGAAGGTCATTACGGCCACCGAGGCAGGGGATCTCCTGCCGCGCGCCTTCAATGACCCGACCCATTTCGAATGCCGGATGTGCGCGTGGCAAGACCGCTGCTGGAGGACACAAGCATGAATACCTCGAATTTGAATCACGTACTTGGCGAGCAGCTGATCGACGTACGCCAGGCTGCACTGATGTTCAACCTACCGTCGTATTGGCTCTCACAAGCCAAGGAACGACAGGAACGTCGCATTCCGCATTACCGCGTCGGCAAACTGGTTCGCTTCAAACCCAACGAGCTGGAAGCCTGGATCTCTGCACAGCAGACAACACACGAGGGTGCTGCCGATGCTTGATTTCAATGACACATCACCACCGGGAGAAACGGGCCGGCGCAACGTCAATGACAGCGAGCGGGACGAAATTCGCACTGAACTGATCGCACGCATGGAATCAGTCCTGACCACAATGTTTCCGGCGGGAAAGAAGCGTCGGGGCAAGTTTTTGATCGGGGACATCCTGGGCAGCCCAGGCGACAGCCTCGAGGTGGTACTCGAGGGCGAGAAGGCTGGTCTCTGGACAGATCGTGCCACGGGTGACGGCGGTGACATCTTTGCATTGATCGCCGCCTACCTCGGGGCCAACGTCCACACCGACTTTCCTCGGGTGCTCAACGAGGCTGCTGATCTGCTCGGTCGTTCGCGATCAGTGCCGATACGCCACGCCAAGAAAGAGGCGCCGGTTGATGATCTCGGCCCTGCCACGGCCAAGTGGGACTACTTCGATGCCACCGGCAAACTGATTGCGGTCGTGTACCGCTACGACCCACCCGGGCGCAAGAAGGAGTTCCGGCCGTGGGATGCCAAGCGGCGCAAGATGACTCCGCCCGATCCGCGCCCGCTGTACAACCAGCCGGGGCTGGCTGCTGCTGGTCACGTTGTGTTGGTCGAGGGCGAGAAGTGCGCGCAGGCCTTGATTGCCATCGGCGTGGCTGCGACCACGGCCATGCATGGCGCGAATGCGCCCGTCGACAAGACCGACTGGTCACCGCTGGCGGGCAAATCCGTGCTGATCTGGCCTGACCGGGACGCGCCGGGCTGGGATTACGCTGACCGTGCATCGCAAGCAATCCTGAACGCGGGCGCGACCACGGTCGCTATCCTGGTGCCACCCGATGACAAGCCGGATGGCTGGGATGCGGCCGATGCCATCCCGGAAGGCTTCGATGTCGGTGGATTCCTCGCCGTCGGTGAACGGATGCCGGTGATGCGATCGGTCGAGGAGACGCCACCACCGGATCTGCTGACCGGTGTCGACTGGACTACGGAGGATGGCCTGTCCTCGGCCTTCACCCGTCGCTACGGCGAGGACTGGCGCTACTGCGCGCTGTGGGGCAAGTGGCTGGTCTGGACTGGGGTGCGCTGGAATCCCGATCAGATCCTCTATGTATCTCACCTGGCGCGAGGCATCTGCAGGATGGCGTCGCTCAAAGCGGACAGCCCTCGGCTCAAAGGCAAGCTGGCCAGCTCCGCCACGATCTCGTCCGTCGAGAAAATCGCACGCTCCGATCCCAAGCACGCGTCCACCGCCGAGGAGTGGGATGCCGACGTCTGGGCGCTCAACACACCAGGCGGCGTGGTTGATCTGCGCACGGGCCGCATGCGACCGCACCGACGCGATGATCGGATGACCAAGGTGACCACGGCCACACCGCAGGGCGACAGTCCGACGTGGCGCGCGTTCCTGGCCGACGTCACAGGTGGCGACGCCGAGCTGATGGCCTACCTGCAACTGATGGTCGGCTACTGCCTGACGGGCGTGACCAGTGAGCACGCGCTGTTCTTTCTGTACGGGACGGGCGCGAACGGCAAGTCGGTGTTCGTCAACGTCCTGACCACCATCTTGGGCGACTACGCGGCCAACGCTCCGATGGACACCTTCATGGAGGCGCGCACCGACCGGCATCCGACCGATCTGGCAGGCCTGCGCGGCGCACGCTTCGTGTCATCCATCGAAACCGAACAGGGTCGGCGCTGGAACGAATCCAAGGTCAAGGCCATCACCGGTGGCGACAAGGTGTCCGCGCGTTTCATGCGCCAGGACTTCTTCGAGTACGTGCCGCAGTTCAAGTTGGTGATCGCAGGCAACCACAAGCCATCGATCCGCAACGTGGATGAGGCGATGAAGCGGCGACTGCACCTGATCCCGTTCACGGTGACGATCCCGCCCGAACGGCGGGACGGCAGGCTGACCGAAAAACTACTCAAGGAGCGAGACGGGATTCTGGCGTGGGCGGTCGAGGGCTGCAGCCTTTGGCAACGCCAGGGCCTGAAGCCGCCCGCCAGCGTGGTGTCGGCGACCGAGGAGTATTTCGAAGCCGAGGACGCGCTCGGGCAGTGGATCGAAGAGCGCTGCCTGCTGGGCAAGACTCACCGCGAAGGCGTGTCCGAGCTGTTCGCCGACTGGCGCGAATGGGCAGAGCGCGCAGGTGAATACGTGGGCTCGGTCAAGCGCTTCTCCGAGCTGATGGCGGCCCGCAAGTTCGAGAAGTGTCGGCTGACCGGGGGCGCACGTGGCATCACGGGCATTGCCCTCAGGCCCAAGCCGTACAGCCACGGCTACCCCTACCGAGATGACTGAGCGATCCGGGCGAGTGACGGATTTGACGGGTTTCCTGATTGACGCGCTACGCGTGCGCGCACGTAAGGGATGTTCTTCAAAGAACCCGTCGCATCCGTCACTGGCCCTTGAACTGGAGCACGACGATGAACACGACGATCTTGGCCCTTGATCTGGGCACACACACTGGGTGGGCATTGCTGCACCTGGACGGCACGATCACCAGCGGCACGGAGCACTTCAAGCCGCAGCGATTTGAGGGAGGCGGCATGCGTTTCCTCCGTTTCAAGCGCTGGCTCAATGAACTGCTCTCGGCCAGCAACCACATCAACGCGGTGTTCTTCGAGGAAGTTCGACGGCACGCTGGCGTTGATGCGGCGCACGCCTACGGTGGCTTCATGGGACACCTGACCGCATGGTGTGAGCATCACAACATTCCGTACCAAGGCGTTCCGGTCGGCACGATCAAAAAGCACGCGACCGGCAAGGGCAATGCGGGCAAGGACGACATGATCGCGTCTGTCCGCCTGCGTGGTCACACCCCAGTCGACGACAACGAAGCCGACGCCCTGGCCTTGCTTCACTGGGCTGTCGAGACACAGGAGGTGTGACATGAAGGTGCCGACTCCCCAATACCGCTGCCCCCTGGGTCGTCTGCAGCCGCAGGCCACGGATCTGGACTCGATCAAGGAACGGGGCTGGCGTGACCAACACATCCTGGTGGTCAACGCATCCGACGAACGTCTGGACTTCATCGAACGCGAGATCGTGCGACGCATCGGTGACCGGCTCTACGGAGGGCGACGCAATGACTAAGTGGACTATCGAGGACGTTGCTGCTCGGTTTGAAGAGGCAGCAAGCACCAGTCGACGGTTGCCTCCTGTTCGAGTGCAGGGTTACTTCAACTGCTGGCCCGCCATTGTCCGAAACGAGTGGGAGACCTTTGCTGCTGACGAGAGGGTTTATCGATCCTTTCCGCCGAGTCCAGACGCGATTGAACGAATGCTGGAAGTCATGCGCTGGGTGCAGTGGCTCACAGTTGAGCAACGGCATCTCGTATGGATGCGCGCGAAGCGCTATGGCTGGCGTGACATCACGATCCGCTTTGCATGCGACCGCACAACGGCATGGCGGCATTGGCAGCGGGCATTGCAGACGGTCGCAGATCAACTCAATGGTGTGGTGGTCGCGTAGGGTTTTGGCGTGATTTGGCGCGTATGGTCGGGGATGTGCGCCATCACGCGGCAATCAGCGGTTTTTGCCCCTGCAACAAAACGACCTGATCTTGCGTAGTATTCATCTATCGTCTGGACAGAGGTGACGGCAGAGGAAGCAGCCCGGAAATCAACGGGTCCTTCCTGGCCAAAAACCAATGCGGGGGGCGCGAGCGCGGCGCTTTTTTAGCGTCAGGGTGCGAACCAAGGTTCGCACGGTTCGCAGTTCGCACCCGCCAGTTCGCACTAACCCCAAAACCCGCCCACGGCTTCGTCGGCGGGTTTTCTATTTTCAGGACATCATCTTTGAACACGCTCAACGTCGAGTACCGCAAGGTCGAGGCGCTGATTCCCTACGCCCGCAATCCGCGCACGCATTCCGATGCGCAGATCGCCAAGATCGCCGCCAGCATCGTCGAATACGGCTGGACAAACCCGGTTCTGGTTGATGGCGACAACGGCATCATCGCGGGCCACGGTCGTTTGGCTGCTGCTCGCAAGCTCGGGCTGGATCAAGTGCCGGTGATCGAACTGGCTCACCTCAGCACCGCGCAAAAACGTGCGCTGGTCATCGCCGACAACCGACTGGCGCTTGACGCTGGCTGGGATGAGGAGATGTTGGCGCTCGAACTGGCGGAGCTTTCCGAAGCAGGTTACGAGCTGTCGCTGACCGGCTTCGAGAACATCGAGATCGACGCACTGCTGGCTGATGCCACGTCCGCTGAAGCAGAACCGGTGGTGCAGGATGAAGCAGACGCCAACGAACCCGATTCAGCAGACGATGTGCCTGCTGCGCCAGTGGTCGCAGTGTCGCGCGAAGGCGATCTCTGGGCCATCGGCTCGCACCGATTGATCTGTGGCGACGCCACCGAACCGGCCGTTGTCGCCACGCTGATGCAGGGTGACACCGCGCAGCTGTGCTTCACCTCGCCGCCTTACGGCAATCAACGCGACTACACCTCCGGCGGCATCGCCGATTGGGACGCACTGATGCGCGGTGTGTTCGCGCATCTGCCGATGGCGGGCAACGGACAGGTGCTGATCAACCTCGGGCTGATCCACCGCGACAACGAAGTCATCCCCTATTGGGACGGCTGGCTGTCCTGGATGCGGTCACAGGGCTGGCGGCGCTTTGCCTGGTACGTCTGGGATCAGGGGCCAGGCATGCCAGGCGACTGGCAGGGCCGACTGGCTCCCAGCTTCGAGTTTGTTTTCCACTTCAATCGCAGCACCCGCAAACCCAACAAGATCGTGCCTTGCAAGCACGCAGGCCAGGAATCACACCTGCGCGCTGACGGGTCGTCCACGGCGATGCGCGGTAAGGATGGCGAGGTCGGCGGCTGGACACACAAGGGTCAGCCGACGCAGGACACTCGCATCCCCGACTCGGTGATCCGCGTGATGCGCCACAAGGGCAAGATCGGGCAGGACATCGATCACCCGGCTGTGTTCCCGGTGGCGTTGCCGGAGTTTGCCATCGAGGCTTACACCGAAGCCGGAGACATTGTGTTCGAGCCCTTCGGTGGAAGCGGTACCACGATGCTGGCCGCGCAGCGCACTGGCCGCCTCTGCCGCAGCATGGAGATCGCGCCGGAGTACGTGGACGTGGCCATCAAGCGCTTTCAGCAGAACCACCCTGGCGTGCCGGTCACGCTGCTGGCAACAGGTCAATCGTTCGAACAGGTTGCCGCCGAGCGCGCCACAACCGTTGATGATGAGGTGCTGGCATGAACTGGTTGGCAGACAAGATCGAACAGTGGCCAACCGCCAAACTGCTGCCCTATGCACGCAATGCGCGGACGCACTCGGATGATCAGGTGGCGCAGATCGCCGCATCGATTGCCGAGTTTGGCTTCACCAATCCGATCCTTGCAGGCAGTGACGGCATCATCGTCGCCGGGCATGGACGCTTGGCGGCTGCGCAGAAGCTCGGGCTGGAGATCGTGCCCGTGGTCGTACTCGATCACCTGAGCCCAACTCAGCGCCGCGCCTTGGTCATCGCGGACAACCGCATCGCCGAGAACGCAGGCTGGGATGATGCGATGTTGCGGATCGAGTTGGAGGCGCTGCAGCTGGACGGTTTCGACCTCGACATCACCGGCTTTGACGCCGACGCCCTGGCCGAACTGATCGCGGGCGACGAGCCGAACAACGAAGGCCAGACCGATGAGGATGCTGTACCGGATGTTGGCGAGACACCGATCTCGCGTCCGGGTGATATCTGGATCATGGGTCAGCACCGGCTGCTGTGCGGCGACTCGACCGTGGCAAAGAGCTATACCCGGCTGATGCAAGGCGACTTGGCAGACATGGTCTTCACCGACCCGCCGTACAACGTGAACTACGCCAACAGCGCCAAGGACAAGATGCGCGGAAAGGATCGCGCGATCCTCAACGACAACTTGGGCGATGGCTTCTACGACTTTCTTCTGGCAGCACTGACGCCCACCGTCACACATTGCCGGGGCGGTATTTACGTAGCGATGTCATCCAGCGAACTGGACGTTCTGCAGGCCGCCTTCCGCGCCGCTGGTGGCAAGTGGTCGACGTTCATCATCTGGGCCAAGAACACTTTCACGCTCGGCCGCGCCGACTACCAGCGCCAGTACGAACCAATCCTGTACGGATGGCCCGAGGGTGCGCAACGTCACTGGTGTGGTGACCGTGATCAGGGCGATGTGTGGGCGATCAAGAAGCCGCAGAAGAACGACTTGCACCCGACGATGAAGCCAGTGGAGCTGGTGGAGCGGGCGATCCGCAATTCGAGCCGCCCGGGTAACGTGGTGCTCGATCCGTTCGGCGGTTCTGGCACGACGCTGATCGCAGCGGAGAAGTCAGGTCGCGTCGCGCGGCTGATCGAACTCGATCCGAAGTACGTGGATGTGATCGTGCGCCGGTGGGAGGACTTCACCGGCCAGACGGCTATCCGCGAGGCGGCAGACCAGGAAGTGTGCGCCAGTTGAATGGCTGGCCGGGCTGCTTGGCCTCTTCTTCCTCGGCGATACGCCGCAGGATTTGCATAGTGGTGAGATCGCGCGGCAGTGCCATGCACATGACGCGCACGGCCTGCTCGATGGAGATGTCGGGACGCCGGTTGGCAATCAGCCAACGCAGGGCCTGCTCCCGTTCGTTGGCAGGTGTTTTCATCAGGCGGCCAACTCTTCGCAGATCTCGCAGTGGATCACAAAGCCCGTCAGGTAAGGCATGCCGCGCGGTATGCCGTGCTGCTTGCTGGTCTGGCGGCCAATCGTCCAGCCCATCCAGCGTTGGGTGGCGGCGTTGATCGCATCCTGCAAGGCTTGGCCTTGGTACAAACCGTTCTGGACGTCGTCGGCAAAGTGGCGTCCGTGACGGCTGTCGAGGAAGATTCGCACCGACTCGAGGGGCTGGTGAGTGGCGTCCGAGATGGCGGTCATAGTCAAGGGCCATGCGGTGCTGGCGTGTTCGTTCATCGTGCCCCAAAAGCCCCAGGCTTCGTTCTGGGTGGTGGGGATCTGGTTGTTGGTCATGGCGTTTTCTCCTTCGGTTTGATCGTTGCGACACCTGTAGTAACGCGCTGTTCGATTGAGAAGCCAAGGTGTTCCTGGCTTCTTTTTCCATCAATTTCGATCACCCGAGACGGGCTACGTAGCGGGCGTAATCACCGCCCTCGGGATTGACGTAGAGATAGGGTCGTCCAGGAGCAGTGACCTCGACGCAAAGGTAGCCGTCGCTAGTGCCGCCACCCTTGCCACGCAGCCAGTCGCGCGACACCAGCAAGCTGCTCCCAAAGGCGTCGAATTCGGCAGGGGTCAGTTCCCTGGTCTCGGTGACGTAGACCTTGTGCTGGTCGCGACCGCCCAGTTCGTCGAGGTCGGCAGGTTTGCGTGCAAACGGCAGGCGGACGCTCAATTCTTCGACCTGGAGGCTCTGGCCTCCAAACTGCAGGGTACGGTGGGTGCGTTCGATGGTGATGGTCATGGTGCTCATGGCGGTTCTCCTGGTGTGGCGTAGTCAATCACGACACCTGTATGAACGCGCTGGTGGGGAGAGAAGCCAAGCTATTCATGGCTCTTCTCCCCATCTTCTTTCATGCGATGCGGTAGACCCGCTCGCCGCCCTGTGGCTTGTCCGAGACGATGTTCAGGCCCAGCTTTTTCTTGAAGGCTCCGGCGAAGGTGCCGCGCACCGTGTGCGCCTGCCAGCCGGTGGCGGTGCAGATCTGGCCGATGGTTGCGCCCTCGGGGCGTTGCAGCATCCGGATCACTTCGGCCTGCTTGCTGTTGTCGCGGGTGCGAGGCTTGACCCACGTTGCTTCGGCGGCGGTGACGGCGGCTTCCAGTTCGTGATCGCTCGTGTCGGCTGACGCGCCTTCAGCGTTGGCAATGATCTGGTCGAGATGGGCTTCGAATTGACCGACGTTCTTCTTTTTCAATCCGGGGCGCGGCATGCCCAGGACGTCGTAGCCCTCAGCCGCGACAAACCAGTCGGTGCCGTCGGTGGTGATCAGTGCGCGGTTAAACAAGCCGTCGAGCACTTTCTTGCGCGCGCCGCCTTTGATGTTGTCAGGGAACCAGTCGATTTTGCCGCTGGTGTGCTCAACAGCGTGGGCCAGGATCGCGTGCTGTGCCGGGGTCAATTGGATGGTGGTCATGTCTTACTCCTTCGATGTGGTGGACGGTGATGTGATGAACGCGCTGTTCCCAAGTGAAGCCAAGCGCTTTCTGCTTGGCTTGCAGGGTTCGCAATCAGGTGTTGGCCTTTTCCGACTGCGTGGCTTTGCGGCCCTGCTCGACACCGGCGTTGAAGGCTGCTTCGAGCGCATCGCGCAAGCACCAGACCGCCACGTCGTGGAAATCGAGGCTGTCCGAGCGGCGGGCTTCCAGGGTTTCGATGCCCAGCTTGTTTTGCGCGATCTGGGTCAGGAGTTGTTCGAGCTTGCTCATGTCCGTGTCCTTTCATGGTGTTGATGACGAACGTATGAACGCGCTGTTCCAGATAGAAGCCAAGCTCAATCCGCAGGCGAATTTGGCAAATGAGCGAACAAATGATTGAAGGTGCCCCGAAGGGGAAATATGGGTATTTCGATTCGCGCCTACGCACGCCACCGAGGGGTGTCCGATGCGGCGGTGCGCAAAGCCATCGCTGCGGGACGGATCACGCCGGAGGCAGACGGAACGATTGATGCCGAGCGCGTCGACCGCGAATGGGCGCGCAATTCCGATGCGCCGCGCAATGGCACAGCCACCCGCGCGGTAAAGGTCGCCGTGGCGGAATCCAGCGGCTCCACGGGTGACGGGCCAGCGGCATTGCCAGCAGGCGGCACGTCCCTGCTCCAAGCGCGCACGGTCAACGAAGTGGTCAAGGCGCAAACCAACAAGGTGCGCCTGGCCCGTCTCAAAGGCGAACTGGTAGATCGGCCACAGGCCATCGCCCATGTTTTCAAGCTGGCGCGATCCGAGCGCGATGCGTGGCTCAACTGGCCCGCGCGCATCTCAGCACAGATGGCAGCCAAGCTCGGCGTCGATCCTCACACGATGCACATCGCCCTGGAGGCAGCTGTGCGTGAGCACCTGCAGGAACTGGGCGAGATGCGCCCAAAGGTGGATTGATGGACATGGACTACGAAGGCGCTGCCGAGATCGAACGCGCATGGCGTGAAGGACTGACGCCCGACCCGCTGCTCACCGTGTCCGAATGGTCGGATCGCCACCGGATGCTCTCCAGCAAGGCGTCTGCCGAGCCGGGGCGCTGGCGCACCAGCCGCACGCCGTACCTGAAAGCAATCATGGACTGCCTGTCGCCGACCTCAGCGGTCGAGCGCGTGGTGTTCATGAAGGCGGCGCAGCTTGGCGCGACAGAGATGGGATCGAACTGGATAGGCTATGTCATCCACCACGCGCCCGGGCCAATGATGGCTGTGTGGCCGACGGTGGAGATGGCCAAGCGCAACTCCAAGCAGCGAATCGATCCGCTGATCGAGGAGTCGTCCGCACTGGCTGAACTGATTGCACCGGCGCGCAGCCGGGATTCCGGCAACACCATCCTGGCCAAGGAGTTCCGGGGTGGCGTGCTGGTGATGACCGGGGCCAACAGCGCGGTCGGGCTGCGCTCAATGCCGGTGCGGTATCTGTTCCTCGACGAGGTCGACGGCTATCCGTTGGACGTCGAGGGTGAAGGCGATGCGATCTCGCTGGCCGAAGCCCGTACACGCACCTTTGCTCGGCGCAAGATCTTCATCGTTTCGACGCCGACGATCTCAGGGGCGTCGGCTATCGAGCGCGAGTACGAGGCCAGCGACCAACGTCGCTACTTCGTGCCGTGTCCGCATTGCTCGCACCGGCAGTGGCTGCGCTTCGAGCAGCTGCGCTGGGACAAAGGGCAACCGGAAACCGCTGCCTACATCTGCGAGTCATGTGACACCGCAATTGCCGAGCATCACAAGACGTGGATGCTGGAACACGGTGAATGGCGCGCGATGATCACCGATGGCGTGGGCAAGACGGCAGGCTTTCACCTTTCGTCGCTGTACAGCCCGGTGGGCTGGCGCAGTTGGCGGGAGATCGCGGCTGCGTGGGAGGCCGCCGTCAGTAAAGAGTCGGGATCGGCCGCCGCCATCAAGACCTTCAAGAACACCGAGCTGGGTGAAACCTGGGTCGAGGAAGGCGAAGCGCCTGATTGGCAACGACTGGTCGAGCGCCGAGAGGACTACCGTGTCGGTAGCGTGCCGCAAGGCGGTCTGCTGCTGGTGGGCGCGGCCGACGTACAGAAAGATCGCATCGAGGCATCGGTTTGGGCATTCGGGCGCGGGAAGGAGTCGTGGCTCATCGAGCATCGCGTGCTGATGGGTGACACCGCCCGCGACACGGTGTGGAAACGCCTTGCTGAAATGCTGGCCGAGAGCTGGACACACGCCTCGGGCGCGGCGATGCCGCTGGCCCGCTTCGCACTGGATACCGGGTTTGCCACGCAGGAGGCTTATGCCTTCGTGCGGGCCTGCCGCGATCCACGTGTGATGCCGGTCAAAGGCGTGCCTCGCGGTGCAGCCTTGATCGGCACGCCGACGGCCATCGATGTCTCGAAGGGCGGCAAGAAGCTGCGTCGTGGCATCAAGGTGTATTCGGTGGCAGTCAGCATCGCCAAGCTGGAGTTCTACAACAACCTGCGCAAGAGCGCTGATGTCGGCGAGGACGGTTTGACCACAGTGTTTCCAGCCGGATTCGTCCATCTGCCCAAGATCGACGCCGAGTTCATCCAGCAACTCTGCGCAGAGCAACTGATCACCCGCCGCGACCGCAACGGCTTCCCGGTGCGCGAGTGGCAAAAGATGCGCGAGCGCAATGAGGCGCTCGACTGCTACGTCTACGCCCGCGCGGCCGCATCGGCGGCGGGCCTGGATCGCTTCGAGGAACGCCACTGGCGGGAATTGGAGCGACAGCTTGGGGTGGCCAGTCCGCCATCCCCTGAAACAACAACTGAATCGATCAACGAGGCCACCCAACGCGGTGGCCTCGCTGTTTCTGGCAACCGCAACACCGGTCGGCGCGTGATCAAAAGCCGCTGGCTGTCCTGACACCCCAAGGAGAAAACATGAGTCTTGCTACCCGTATCGAAAGTCTGGTCATCCGCGTCGCGCAGGAGTTCAACGACGTCCGCGCCAAGGCAGGCAACCTGGCCAACCTCACCACCACCGATAAGTCGAATCTGGTCGCTGCCATCAACGAACTGAAGGCCGCCGTGGTGTCCTCGGCAGTGATCGACGATGCGCACGTCGCGGCCACGACCACGTACTCGTCCACCAAGATCGTCTCACTGCTCGATGCGCTCAAGACTGAGATCTTGGGTGGAGCCGATGCCGCCTACGACACGCTGGTGGAAATCCAGCAACTGCTGCAGAACGGCACCAGTGGTCTGGATGCGCTGCTCGCCGCCGTCAACAACCGCTTGCGCTTCGATGCGGCGCAGTCGCTGACCGTAGCCGAACAACTTCAGGCTCGCAGCAACATCGGCGCTGTCGCCGCCAGCGATGTCGGCAACACCGATACCGACTTCGTCGCGGTCTTCGTAGGCGCGCTGGTCTGATGAGCCTCGCATCGCGCATCAGTGCGTTGGCAAGTCGTGTCGGGCTTGAGGTCAAGACCAAGATCGACGCCACCCACCCCGGCTTGGCCCGGGCGTGGGTGTGTTTCGGCTACATCGGCAGCCAGATCGTCGTGCGCTCGTCGCACAACGTGGCCAGCGTGACCCGGACGGCAGCGGGCCGCTACCGCGTGACCTTTGCCGCTGCCATGCCCGATGCCAACTATTGCTGGACGGCGCTCGCCCGCAGCAGCACCAACAGTGGCACGCAGCGCATTGCCATCGTGCGATCCACCTCCGACCAGAAGACAGCCCAGTACGTCGACATCAGTTGCGCCACCACGTCCGCATCGTTCGACGACTCCTCTGAAATCAACCTTACGGTGTTCCGCTGATGGCCTACACACAAGCACACCTCGACGCTTTGGAAGCGGCGCTGGTTAAGGGCGAAAAGCGCGTGACCTTCGGCGACAAGACCGTCGAGTACCGCAGCGTCGATGAACTCCAGGCCGCCATTGCGGCGGTCAAGCGCGACCTCTTCGAGCAGGCCGTGGACACCGGACTGTGGCCTGGTGCGCCACGCCAGATCCGAGTCACCACCGGCAAAGGGTTCTGAACATGCAATGGTTTGACCGAATGCGTAGACGCGTTGGCATGAGCCTGCTTGGCGGCACGCCGTTCTATGACGGAATCGGTGGTGGCCGTCGCGCGTTGGCGTGGCAGGTCGGCAATCCCGGTGCGGTCGCAGCGCTCGCGTTCACCCAGAACGAATTGCGCGCCAAGAGCCGCGATCTGGTACGCCGCAATGCCTGGGCAGCGGCAGGCGTCGAGGCCTTTGTCTCGAACGCCATTGGCACCGGCATCAAGCCGCAGAGCATGCTGGCCGATCAGCCCCTGCGCGAAGCGATCCACAGCCTATGGTGGGACTGGTGCGAGGAAGCCGATGCCGCCGGACTGACCGATTTCTACGGCCTGCAGGCTTTGGCCTGTCGCGCCATGCTCGAAGGCGGGGAATGCCTGGTGCGGCTGCGTTACCGCCGCCCTGAAGATGGTCTGCCGGTGGGCCTGCAACTGCAGCTGCTCGAACCCGAACACCTGCCAGCCACGCTGAATCAGGAGTTGGCTTCCGGAAACGTCATCCGTGCGGGCATCGAGTTCGACAAGCTCGGACGGCGGGTGGCTTACCACCTGTATCGCTCGCATCCAGGTGATGGCTCGCTGGCTCCGATGTCGGGCACCGGTGGCATGGTCGGTGGTTTGGACACTGTGCGTGTCCCGGCCAGCGAAATCATCCACCTGTTTCGTCCCTTGCGGCCCGGACAGCTCCGGGGCGAACCGTGGCTGGCGCGCGCGCTGGTCAAGCTCAACGAACTCGACCAGTACGACGACGCGGAATTGGTGCGCAAGAAGACCGCCGCGATGTTCGCAGGCTTCATCACGCGCCTTTCGCCCGAGGACAACCTGATGGGTGAAGGACTGCCGGATGCCAATGGCGCGGCGATGGCCGGGCTGGAGCCGGGCACGATGCAAATCCTGGAGCCCGGCGAGGATGTGAAGTTCAGTCAGCCTGCCGACGTTGGCGCGAGCTACGCCGAATTCCTGCGCATGCAGTTCCGGGCGGTGGCAGCGGCGATGGGCATCACCTATGAGATGCTGACCGGAGACCTTACCCAAGTGAACTACTCGTCGATCCGGGCTGGGCTGCTGGAGTTTCGCCGCCGCTGTGAGGCCATCCAGCACGGCGTGATCGTCCACCAACTGTGCCGTCCAATCTGGCGTGCCTGGATGGAGCAGGCGCTACTTGAAGGCGCGCTGGTGCTGCCGCAATTCACCGAGAAAAAGCGCGACTACTTCGCGGCCAAGTGGATTCCGCAGGGTTGGCAGTGGGTCGATCCCAAGAAAGAGTTCGACGCCATGCTGACCGCCATTCGCGCCGGGCTGCTATCGCGCTCGGAAGCCATCTCGGCCTTCGGCTATGACGCCGAGGACATCGACCGCGAGATCGCCGCCGACAACCAGCGTGCCGATGCGCTCGGTCTGGTCTTCGACTCCGACCCGCGCCATGACAAGGCTCCCCAACCCTCGACATTGGGCGCTCCCATGAATGCGGTCGCCACGGTGGCCATGCCGCAAGACCAACAGGACAACTGACATGCAACTCGTTCATCTGGCGTCCCGCCTCTACGGGACGCCGCTCCTCATTGCGCGTCCCAAACTCGACGTGATCCTCTCCGTACTGGGTTCCCGCATCGGTTTGCCCGATCTGGACATGGCCATGCCGCTGCCCATGCCGCACCAGAGCGCCACATCGGGTCAGGCGGGTATTGCCGTCATCCCGGTGGTCGGCACGCTGGTCAGACGTTCGATGGGCATCGAAGCCGCATCTGGCCTGATGTCCTACGGCGAGATCGAAGCCCGCCTGGACGCTGCATTGGCCGACCCTCAGGTGGCGGGCATCTTGCTCGATCTGGATTCGCCCGGCGGCGAGGCCTCGGGCGTGTTCGAACTGGCCGAGCGCATCCGCGCAGCCAGCAGCATCAAGCCGATCTGGGCGCACGCCAACGATGCCGCGTACTCGGCAGCCTTTGCCATCGCGGCGGCCTGCCAGCGCCTGACGCTGTCGCAGACCGCTGGTGTCGGTTCGATTGGCGTGATCGCGCTGCACGTCGATCAGTCGGTGAAGGACGCCAAGGACGGCCTGAACTACACCGCCGTCTTCGCGGGCAGCCACAAGAACGATTTTTCGCCTCACGAGCCCCTCAGCCCGCAGGCCACCAAGGCGTTGCAGGCTGAAGTGGATCGCCTCTACGACATCTTTGTGAATCAGGTCGGGCAGATGCGCGGCCTTGACCCGGATGCCGTGCGCGCCACCGAGGCAGGGCTGTTCTACGGCGAGCAGGCGGTGGCAGCAGGTCTCGCCGACGCCGTGATGCCGCTCGAACAGGTGATGACCGAATTCACCGATGCGTTGGCGGCCAAGCAGCGGCTGACACAGCCCGGCGTGGCCCGAGCCTCGCCGCGAAGTCTGTCCACGCAGCCCATTTCAAGCCCGCCCCGAAGCAAACCTTTCACCCTGGAGAACACCATGACCGACCCCAAAAACGACCACGACAACCCAAACGATCCGACCGACACCGACCCGCAGGGCGACCAGCCGCAGACCGACAGCGATCCGCAACCGACGCCTGCTGCCCAAGCAGCACTGGCGCAGTCCTTCGCCAGTGGGCGCGGCCAAGCACAGGCCATTGCAGAGATGTGCCTGATCGCGGGCCAGTCCCAACGCACAGCGGAATTCCTCGCAGCAGGCTTCTCGGAAGCGCAGGTGCGCCGCGCCTTGCTGGATGCCCGTGCCGACCAACCCGAAATCGCCTCGCGCATCACCGCCGATGCAGGAACCAGTCAGCGCCCGGAAAACAGTCCGGTGGTCGCTGCCGTCAAAAAACTCACCGCCAAGGAGTAAGCCATGCCCACTGTCTCTCAACCCAAGAACCTCGGCGACCTGCTGAAGTACGAAGCGCCGAACCTCTACTCGCGCGACCAGGACACCGTCGCTGCCGCGCAGAACCTGTCGCTGGGCACCGTGGTGGGCCGCGAAACAGCCACTGCCAAGCTCAAGGTAATCGACCCGAGCGCCACGGACGGTACGGAAATCGCCGTTGGCGTGCTTGGCAACGACGTCGATGCGACGCTGATCGACCGCGAGGACGCGATCTTGATCGCCCGCCACGCCATCGTTGCGCGCGGCGCATTGGTCTGGCCGACCGGTCTCACGGTTGCGCAGAAGGCAACTGCCGTTGCCCAACTCTCCGCCCTTGGGGTACTGGTGCGCGATAGCGCCTGATCCCGTCCCAACGATCCATCTCACTCCCCCGAAAACCCGCCACTGGCGGGTTTCGTCATTTCTGGAGATCCCAAATGCAGAACCCCTTTGAAAACCCCGGTTTCTCGATGGCCAGCCTGACGGCCGCCATCAACCTCCTGCCCAACCGCTACGGGCGGCTGGAGCAACTCAACCTGTTTCCGGCCAAGCCGGTGCGCACTCGGCAGATCATCGTCGAGGAGTACGCCGGTCGTCTGAACCTGCTGCCCACCCGCGCGCCCGGTTCACCCGGCACCGTCGGTGAACGTGGCAAGCGCAACCTGCGTTCCTTCGTGATCCCGCACATCCCGCACGACGACGTGGTGCTGCCGGAAGAAGTGCAAGGCCTGCGCGCCTTTGGTTCCGAAACTGAGATGGAAGCCATTGGCGGTGTCATGGCCCGTCATCTGGAGACCATGCGTAACAAGCACGCGATCACCCTGGAGCACCTACGCATGGGCGCACTCAAGGGCAAGATCCTCGATGCCGACGGCAGTGAGCTGGTCGATCTGTTCGACGAGTTCGACATCACCGCGCAATCAGTGTCCTTCGAGTTTTCGACGGCGGCCGACAACGGGCAAATCAAGAGTGCCTGCCTGGAGCTGCTTGGGCTCATGGAAGATGGGCTCACGGGCGAGTTTTCGACCGGCGTGCATGTGTTGTGCTCGACCGAGTTCTTCCGGGCGCTGACCACCCACAAGGAGGTCAAGACCGCTTACCAGAACTGGCAACAGGGCGCGGTGCTGATCAACGACATGCGCTCGGGCTTCAGCTATAGCGGCATCACCTTCGAGGAATACCGGGGTCAGGCGTCCTTTGTGCAGGCCGACGGCACGCTGGGGTCGCGCCGCTTCATCGCCGCCGGTGAAGCCCATGCATTCCCGGTCGGCACGGTGGACACCTTCGCGACTTACTTCGCGCCAGCGGACTTCAACGAGACCGTGAACACCATCGGCCAGCCGCTGTATGCCAAGCAGGAGCCGCGCAAATTCGACCGGGGCACTGATCTGCATACGCAATCGAACCCATTGCCGATGTGCCATCGCCCGGGCGTGCTGATCAAGCTGATCTCTGCCTGATGGACGTCGCGACGCTGTACGAAGCAGCACGCAATGCCGGATTGCTCACCGCCATCACGGTGGCGGGCAACACGGTGCACTGCGCCTTCCGCGCTCCGGACGAAACCGTGCTGGATGGTTTCGCACTGTCGCGGGACTACCAGATCGACTACCCGGCGTCCTGGTTGACGCTGGCTGCCGGGGACACGGTCGAGGTGGCAGGCAATACCTATCAGGTGCGCGACGTGCGCGCCATCGGCGACGGCACTGAGCGTCGCGCCTCGCTCTCCCAACTCTGAGGAACACCCCATGAACTCCGTTCGCGAGCGCGTCTTGCGGGAGATCGTCACGCGCCTGGCTTCTGCGATTGCCCCGACGCCGGTGCTGCGCATGCCTGCGGTGCCGGTCACCCGCGAGGCCAGCCCGGCGCTGCTGCTCTTCGTCGATGGCGACAGCATCACCGCCCACGCCAACCACCTTGTCGACCGGTTGCTGATCGTCCGGCTTGCCGTGGTGGCACGCGGCGCGGATGCCTTCGACGCGGCCGACCTGGCCCTGGTCGCGGCCCACGCGGCAATGCTCGCGGACCCGAATCTGGGCGGTCTGGCCATCGCCGTGCGCGAGATCGACTGCGAATGGGAGTTCGACGACGCCGATGCCGGGGCCGTCGCGCTGCCTGCCCGCTACGAGATCCGCTACCGCACCCACGCCATCGACCTCACCCAAACAGGATGAACACCTTATGCAAACCCTCTCCATCGAACTACTGAAACCCCACACCCACGCAGGCAAGCGCCTCGCCGTGGGTGATCGCCTTGATCTAAATGACGCGAGCGCTCGTTGGCTGATCACGCAAGGCACGGCCAAAGCGGCCATCCCCGCCACCGATTCCAAACCCACCCGCCGTGATGCCACATCCGGTGTTTCCACAACTGCAGCCACCCAAGGAGACTGAACATGGCTTACTTTTCCGGACAAGGTCGCGTCTACATCGGCGCACGCGATGAACTCGGCAACCCAGCAGGACTGACCTTCGTCGGCAACGTGCCCGAACTGAAGGTGTCGCTGTCGGTGGATACCATCGAGCACCAGGAAGCGCAGTCGGGCCAGCGCCTGACCGACCTGCAACTCATCAAGACCAAGAAGGGCGAGTTCGCCTGCACGCTGGAAGAGCTGATCGCCACCAATCTGGCGTTGGCGCTCTACGGCACCACGACCACGATCACCCCTGGTACGGTGACTGGCGAAGCATTGCCCCTCCCGGTCACGCCGGGCAGTCTGTACCCGCTGACCATGCAGAACGTATCGGCCGTGCAGATCCAGGACTCGGATGCCACGCCCAAGACGCTCCCGCCCAGCCAATACAGTGTCAATGCCAAGCACGGTTCGCTGGTGGTGCTCGATGCCACGTCGGGCGGCCCGTACACCGAGCCGTTCACCGTCGACTACGCCTATGGCGCGGCGCAGAGCACGGCGATGTTCACCCAGCCGCTGCCCGAGCGCTGGATTCGCTTCGAGGGGCTCAACACCGCCGACGGCAACCGCGAGGTGGTGATCGACCTCTACCGCGTGGCCATCAACCCGGCCAAGGAGCTCTCGATCATCACGGACGAATTGCTCAAGTTCGAGCTGTCGGGCCAAGTACTGGCGGATCTGACCAAGCCGGTCGGTGGTGATCTCGGTCAGTTCGGCCGTCTGGTGCTGCTGTGATGGACGGCTTCAAGACATTCCCCCCTGAGCCTGTGGTCGTGACGCTGTCCGGTACGGCGCTGGAATTGACGCCGATCCGGCTGGGCGAATTGCCACGGTTGCTAGCCGTGGTGCGCCCGCTGGCCGAGGAAATCACCAGCGATCCGGACTGGATGGCGCTGCTGGGACGGCACGGCGATGCCGTGCTGGATTTGCTGGCGATCACCACCCGGCGTGAACGCGCGTGGATCAACGACCTTCAGCTTGCGGACGCCGTGCAACTGGCCGCAGCCGTGTTCGAGGTCAACGCGGATTTTTTCGTGGCGCACGTCGTGCCGAGCATTCAGGGCGCAGCCCAGCGACTCGCGCCGACGCTGCGCTCACTGACGAACTCGGGTGGGACGCTGCCGTCGCCCGCCTGATCCGCGCCGGTCACCGCCTCGGTGACTTGATGGGCTACACGCTCACACAGGCGCAAGCCTTTCTGGACACCGACGGACAGATCGAGCGGCAGCAACTGGCCCAACTGCTCGGCATTCATGCCGTGGCAGCGCAGGGCGAGAAACGTGGCATCGAACAACTGCAACGCGATCTTCTGAAGGACTGAGCCATGCGTCTCTCGCTCACCACCACCGGCCTGCTGGACCCGCGCCAGTTGGCGGCGTGGGGTGCGGAGCGGCGTCGTGCCATCCACGCTGCCGTCGCCAAGGGCATGCAATCGGGCGGGCGTGAAGTGCGTGACGCCGCGCGATCCGAGATGCGCAGCGCATTCACCGTCAAACGCAACAGCTTCATCTCCTCGATGGGCGTGAAGGTATTCGACAAGAAGTCGGAGCAACTGCCCGCCTTGCTGGTGGGCAGCAAGATTCCGTGGCTCGGCCTGCACGAAAAAGGCGGCACGGTGAGCGGCAATTTGCTGATACCGCTGCTGCCCGGGCGCATCGGCCCCAAGCGCTTCAAGGCGGTCATTGACGGCCTGATGCGCACGGGCAATGCCTTCTTCATCGAGAAGAACGGTCGCGTGCTCCTGATGGCCGAGAACATCAAAGAGAACGCCGGGCAGTTGGGCCGCTTCAAGCGTGCCGAGCGTAGTCGTACCGGGGCCAAGCAGATCAAGCGTGGCCAGGAGATTCCCATCGCAGTGCTGGTAAAGCGCGTCGATCTCAAACGACGACTGAATCTGGCGGGTGGCGTGCAACGCGCACTACCTGCCTTGGCGCGGGCGATTCAACAAGAACTGGACAAAGTCTGATGGCAAGCAATCGTGCCCAAATCCTGATCAGCGCCGTTGACCAGACCAAGACCGCCTTCGACTCGATCAAGCGCGGGCTGGGCGGTCTCACCGATACGGCCAAGAGTGTCAACGGTGTGCTGGCCAACCTTGGTGTGGCAGTGTCGGTGGCGGGCCTGACCGCGATGGTGAAATCGGCCATCGACACTGGCGACGCGCTGGACGAGATGTCGCAGCGTGTCGGTGTCAGTGTTGAGACCCTTTCGGTATGGAAACCGGCAGCCGAGCAGTCAGGCGTCTCCGGCGAGTCCTTCGAGAAGGGCCTGCGCAAGCTGTCCACCACTATGCTGGAAGCCGCGACCGGGTCGGAAGATGCCGCTCGCGGATTTTCTGCGGTGGGCATCGAGTTCAAGAACCAGGACGGCACCCTGCGTGCCACCGATCAGGTGCTACTGGATCTGGCCGAGCGCTTCAAGGCCATGCCCGATGGCGCGGAGAAGACTGCGCTGGCCGTGCAACTGTTCGGCAAGTCAGGAGCGGAGCTGATCCCGTTTCTGAATCAGGGGCGCGACGGCATCAACGAGCTGGCTGCCGAGATGCAGGCGCTCGGCGTGCAGATGAGCAGTGAGACTGCTGCGCAGGCGGGCAATTTCAACGATGCGCTCGACAAGCTGAAGCTGGCCACTACCAGCATCGGCAACCAGATCATCGCCTCCTTGCTGCCTGCCCTGAACGACATGGCCGGTGGCATGGTCGAGTCTGCCAAGCAAGGCGGCACATTGCGCGCGATCCTGGATGGCGTGGTGCTGGTGCTCAAGACCCTGGCGCTCGGTGCCGCCACGGTTGGCAAGGCCTTTGTCGCCTTGGGCGAAGCCATCGGTGCCGGTGTGGCGGCGGCAGTCGAAGCGCTCAAGGGCAACACCGACGGAGCGAAGGCCATCATTGCCGACCTCAAAGGCAATCTGGTCAACCGGCTGGATGAGTTGGCGTCCTTCCGTGACAGCCTGTTCGATCCCAAGCCCATTGAGGTCAAGGCTCCCAAGATTCAGGCCGATCTGGAACTGCTGCAGCGCCTGACCAAACCCAAGGCCGCCAAGCCAGCGCAGGACACAACCGGCGCGCAAACCACGCTGATGAAAGCGCAGCTGGACGCCGAGTTCGCGCTGCTCAAGGACGGACTGGCGCGACAGCAAACTGCGCTGGATGCTGCACTCGAAGACCGTCTGGTCTCTGTGCGCGACTACTACACGCAGAGGACGGCCATCGAGCAGCGCGAGGTCGATGCCGAGATTGCCCGAAAGCAGCAGGAATTGGCCCGCAGTCAGCAAGTCGCCACCACGGGCAAATCTGAAAACGACCGCCTGCGCGCCAAGGCTGAAGTGGCCAAAGCGGAAGCCGACCTCATCACGCTCAACAACCGGCGCACAGACATCGAGCAGGCCAACGCCCGCAAGGCGGCACAAGCCGAGCGGGAACTGGCTGATGCCTTGGCGCAGGCGCGTGAGGAACTGGCGCAGATCACCGGCACGGCCACAGATGCCGACCGGCAGGCTGCCATTGAGCGCAGCTACCGCGACCTGCGGGCGCGTCTTGCTGCAGAAAGCGATGCCGACGGCGTGTCGCTCATTGATCGGCTGATCAACGTGAAGGCCGCGCAGGCCAATCTGGAAGCCTTGGAAGCCCAATGGCGGCAGGTCACCGAGCGTCTGCGTAATGCGCAGGAAGCTATCCAGACCCAGCAGCAGGCTGGTCTGCTCACCGAAGCGCAGGCCCGTCAGCAGATCGTGGCATTGCAACAGCAATCAGCCACCGAGATGGAGCGCTTGTTGCCGACCATGCAGCAAGCCGCGCAGGCCATCGGGCCCGATGCGGTGATTCGCGTGCAGGCGTGGCGCAACGAGCTGGATCGCACCCGGCTTACCGTCGATGAAATGGCCCCGCTGTGGAACCGCATCGGCGAGAACTTTGGTGGTGCGCTCAACGGGATGATCACCGGCGCGCAGACCTGGCGCAGTGCCTTGGCCAGCATTTTCCAGCAGGTGGCCGACGCCTTCCTGCAGCAGATCGTGATCCAGCCGTTCCAGCAGTGGATCGCCATGCAGGCGCGGATGCTGGCGCTCAAGTTGGGTTTCATCCAGCAGGAGCAAACCGTCGATGCGGCGGCCAGCGCCGCCAAGGTCGCGCAGAAGACCACGGAAACCACTGCCGTGGTGTCGATGGATGCGGCCAAGGCGGGAGCTGGGGCGGCGGCGTCTCAGGCTTCCATTCCCTACGTTGGCCCGGCACTCGCGGTGGCCGCGATGGTGGCCATGGTCGCCGCTGTGATGGCGCTCTTGGGTGGCATCAAGAAGTTCGCGGGTGGCGGTTTGGTTTCCGGGCCGGGCAGCGCCACGTCGGACTCGATACCGGCGCGTCTGTCGGCAGGCGAATACGTCGTGCGGGCGGCCGCTGTGCGCCAGGTCGGTGTGGCCTTCCTCGACTCCCTCAATGGCTTGTCGGCAGGCCCACGCTTCAAGGGCGGCGAATTGGCCTTCGCGGCAGGTGGCCTTGTGCCAGAAGTGAAAGTGCCGCCCGCGCAGCCGCAGATGAATCAGGCGGTGCGCATCGTCAACGCGGTCGATCCGGGTGTGACGCACGACCACCTGCAGTCACCTGCCGGGGAGAAAGTCATCGTCAACATCATCGGGCGCAATGCACGGGCCATCCGTGCGGCGCTGCAAGGCTGAATTTTCAGGGGAAAGTCCAATGGCACTTCTGTTCATCGACGGTTTCGATCACTACGACCCGCAGGCCGTGGACAGCTTTGGCGATCCCTGGCTGGCACGCGGCAAGGCGGCGTATCTGTCGCCGCAGGCCACCCGGATCAATGGCCGTCGTCCGTCCTCCTATGCCCTGCGTTTGCCGGAAGGCTCGGGTGGTGGCTACGTCAAGAACCTCGACGCCACCAAGACCAGCCTGATTGTCGGGGCGGCCATTCGCGTGGTGCCGTACCAGAACACCTACACCGAGCCCTTGCTGCTCGGCGTGCGCGATGCCAACTCGCAGGTCGCACATTTAGTGAAGATCGGCGAGGACGGTCGGCTCAAGCTTTACCGCTGGCAGTACGGCTACGACCAGCTGATCTCTGTCTCAGTCGCCAGCGCTCCGGCGCGCGGCTGGCACTACATCGAGCTGCAGGTCACGCAGGGCACCAGCAACGGCATTTTGTCAGTGCGCATCAACGGCATCCTGGCCATCCAGATGACGGCGCAGAACACCATCCAAGGCGGTGGCCAACTGCTTACGGCTTTCGTGGGCGCAGTGCCCGGTCAGAATTGTCCGCTCACCATTGACGTCGACGACTTCTACATCGCCGACACCAGCGGCACGATCAACAACACCTTCCTCGGTGATGTGCGCGTCGATGCCTTGCAGGCACAGGCCGATGGCAGCCTTAACCAGTGGACGTCCAGCCCGGTCGGTACCGCCGCATGGGAAGCCGTCAGTGACGAGGACGAGGCTACGGCAATCAGTGCGCCCAGCGTGGGGCTGCGCCAGTCCTTCGATGTCGAGCCGCTGCCGGTGATGGCCACGCCCGCCATCTACGGCGTGCAACTGACCATGCTGGCCCGCAAGACCGACGCCGGTCTGGGCAAGGTCAAAGGACTCGTGGTCAGTGGTGCTCAAAGCGCCGTCAGTACCGACATCATTCTGCAGGAGCAACTGGCGTGGCAGAGCACGCTGTTCGAGCGCAACCCGAACGGCAACGTGCAGTGGACGGAGGCCGCGTTCAATGCCGCTGAGTTCGGCGTGGAGTCGGCATGACGGATCGCGTCGTCGTTCAAGACATCGCGGAGGTTTCCAGCAAACCAACGCCGGGAAGCGAACTGCCCGCCTTCCAGAGTGAGGTGCTCTTGCGTGCCACCTTTGGGGCGAGCGCAGCCCGTTTCACGCCGGAAACAGCTGTGGCTCCGCTGCCTCCCAATATGGCGGCCAGCCTGCTGGCGGAATCCTTGGCGGGCCCCTGGGCACCCATCGATACACCGACCTTTTTGGTCGAAGTGCTGCGCCGAGACACGGCCTCGAGCGCCATCGTCGCCACCGGTATGGAAGCCTTTGGCGACCAGCCGTGGCCGGATGCGCAACGCGGTGTGTTTGCCTTCCGCCACGATTGGATGGAGCCCCTCGTGGAACGGCTGGAGTGGCAGACCAGCGTCACGCGGCTGGCCAGTGGCAACGAATCCCGTCAGGCACGCCGACGCGTTCCTCGGCGCTGGCTCACCTACAAGGTGGGCAATGCTCGTCAGACCGATGCCCTGGTCGCCGACTGGCTGGCCGATCATCTCGGTCAAATGGCTCTGTGGCCGCTGCCGCAGTACGCGGTTCACCTGACCGATGCCTGCGAACGTGGCGCACTGGCGCTCAGCGTGACGGAAGCGGACGGACGACAGTTCGGGCCACTCTCGGCCAATGTGCATCTGACCTACGACGGGGTGCAGGGCTGGCAGGAAACTGAGAACAATGGCCGCTGGATTTTGATCATCGCCGCCGATGGCTGGCAGATCGCGCAACTTGAGCGTGTGGAAAGCGATCTGCTGTGGCTGGCGGAGCCCTTGGCACGCGCCGCAGCCGTGGGCAGCACCGTCATACCCTTGGTGTGGGGCAAGGTCATCGACCCGGCGGATCTCACACAGTGGGTGCCGGGTATGGTCGGCGGCAACGTTCCCACACAGATCCAGCCTGCACCATTGCCCGACCAGGATGTCCTCGATGACCCATGGCTCGACGAGATACCGGTCTGGCCGGATGGCAACTGGCGTGACGATCCGACGGCCGCCGTGCAAGCCACGATCACCCGCCAGGACTTTTCGCCTGCAGATCCGTGGGTGCGCCGGGACGATCCGTGGTCGACGACGACTTTGCAGCGGCGCTATCTGGCCAGCTCACTCGATGAAATCGAAATCTGGCGGGCGCGGTTGTGGCGCACCCAAGGCCGTCTGGAAGCGTTCTGGCTGCCCGATGGCTTGGCCCCGATCCTGTGGGTGACCGTCGAAGCCGATCCCGAAGATGGCTTCCTGCGCGTGGATGGCAAAGACATCTCTGCGTTCTGGCATCGCCCCGCCGCCTGCTTGATCGTGCATCCGGACGCCTACCGGCAGTACGCCCTGACGGCGACCTGCCATCTGGATCATGGCGGTGTGTTGGTGCTGCGCTCGGGCCTCGACGACTGGGTGCCCGAAGGCAGCCGCGTCATTCGTCTCGTGCGCTGCCGCCTGGATCACGACGCCATCGACTTGTACTGGCACAGCCCGACGCTGCTGGAGATCACCCTGACCGCGCGCCAGTTGCCCGAACCACGCGGCAATGACCGTCAAACCTACGAGGGAGAGTAAGCACGATGAGCCAGAACCCATTACTGGAAGTCGAGCTATACGCCTTCGCCAGCAAAAGCGCGCAGTTCTACCTGACGCCGCACGAATTCGACGTCGATCTGGACGGCAATCTGTACGCAAGCCTGCCCATCGAACGCAACGAACTGACGCTGGGAGCTGAAGCTGCGAAGGCTGGGCTGGATCTGAAACTGCCGCCGAGCTGCGATCTCGTGCGCCATCTGCTCGCCAACTCGCTGACCGGCGACACCACCTCGATCACCCTGCGTATCGGACGACGAGACACGTGGGGCGACTACTGGTGGATCTCAGGTACGCGCTGGATGGGCCGGGTGCTGGGCGTCGAAGTCGCTGACGATGTCGCTCGCGTTCGCTGCGAGTCGGCGCAGGTCAGCCTCAAGCGTATCGGGTTGCGGCGGCTCTACAGCCGCAAGTGTTCCCACGTTCTGTATTCGGCAGCCTGCGGTGCTTCACCGATTGCTGCCAGCGCCTTCGTGAGCAACAGCTATGGCCGCAACGTCGATCTCGATGGCGGCACGCCCGGTAGCGTCAACGGTGGCTTGGCCGGTGGTTGGTTGCAAACCCCGGAAGGAGCCCGCCACATGATCGTCAATGACTACGGTGGTGGCGTCGAGTTGCTCTATCCGGTGGCCATTGGGGTCGGCACCGAGGTGCTGCTGACGGTCGGCTGCGACCACAGCACGGCCACGTGCGAGTCGCGCTTCGGCAACCTCGACAACTACGGCGGCTTTCCCGCCATCCCAAGCAAGAACCCGTTTTCGACCGGCGTGTTCTGAATCCCTGGAGAAATCGCCATGTGGTACCTCGTCGTCATCGTGGTGGCGGCGCTGGTTTCGGTCGCGCTCGCCCCGAAACCGCCCGAACCCAAACCGGCGTCCCTGTCCGACGTCGATGTCCCAACCGCAGAAGAAGGCCGACCGATTCCCGTCGTGTTCGGCACCGTGCTGCTGCGCGGCTCCAACGTCGTCTGGTACGGCGATCTGGAAGCCGATCCGATCAAGAAGAAAGGTGGCAAGAAATGACCACGCAGACCGTCATCACCATCGATCACGTGCGCGCCGTAGGCCTGTGCGTGAACGGCACGCGCACATGGTTTGCGCGTCACGATCTGGACTTCCGCGCCTTTCTGCGGGATGGCTGTGACGCCGACACCCTGCTGGCCACCGGCGATGCAATGGCGCAGCGGGTGGTCGAGCACGCCCGCAATCAGTCCAGCCAGCGGGAGCACGGCTGATGGGTGGCAGCAGCAAATCGCAAACCGTTGGCTACCGCTACCGGATGGGGCTGCATCTGGCCCTGTGCCAAGGGCCCGTCGATGCCGTGCAGGAAATCCAGATGGGCGACCGTACCGCGTGGGGTGATGCCGACCGCGCGCCGCTGTCCAGCGGGCATGGGCTCACCAGCCTCTCCATCAACAAGCCCACTCTGTTTGGCGGTGACGAGCGCGAAGGTGGCGTGGTCGGCACCATCGATGTGCTTCCGGGTCACGCAGGACAAGCTCGCAACGACTATCTGATGAGTCGCCTTGGGCCAGCCATTCCGGCATTCCGAGGCGTGCTGTCCTTGGTGGCGCGCAAGATCCTGTTTGCGGCCAACAACCCGTACATCAAGCCTTGGGCTGTGCGGGTGCGTCGCTTCAATGCCGGTTGGCATGACCATGCCTGGATGGGAGATTCTGAAGTCCGCATCTGGGATGAGAACGAAGGACAGGAGATCAGCGTCGGCATGAATCCGGCGCACATCCTGGTTCAGTGCCTCACCGATCCGCACTGGGGCATGGGCTATCCGCAGAGCACCATCGGTTGGAGTTTCTGGAATGCGGCATGGGCTTTGTCGAGTGAGGGCTTCGGCCTCAATTTGATCTGGACGCGCCAGCAGCCCATCGAGAGCTTCATCGGCCAGGTCATCGACCACATTGGCGGCATCCTCTACACCGATCCGGAGCAAGGCACGTTTGAACTCAAGCTGCTGCGCGACGACTACTGGATCGACAGCCTGCCGCAGTTGGGCCCCGACGAAATCGTGCGGCTGGAACGCTTCGAGCGCGCCCAGTGGGGCGAGCTGCCCAACGAACTGACCGTGGTCTACACCGATTGGCAAACCGGCGGTGATGCGACGGTCACAGTCGAAAATCTTGCCGCCATCCAGTTGCAAGGCGGCGTGATCAATCAGCGCCGCGATTACCCAGGCGTCAACTACGGGCCGCTGGCTGCCCGGCTGGCCTTGCGTGACCTGCGCGCCTTGGGTTCGCCGCTGGCCCGGATGAGTCTGACCGTGGCACGCGACACGCTGGAACGTGCGCCGCTGCCGGGCGATGTGTTCCTGCTGAACTGGCCGCGCTTGGGTGTAGACCAGATGGTGGTGCGCGTCACCGGCATCGACACCGGCACCTTGGGTGCGGCGGAATGGCGCATCGAAGCGATGGAAGATGTGTTCGGGATGAGCAACACCGTGTTGTCGCCCCCGCCACCGCACGTCGATGAGCCGACCATCGAACCTTTGCCGCCCGCCTTGGTGCTGGCCGTCGAGGTGCCGTATTGGGAGCTGGCCCGGCGCTTGTCGCGTGCAGATCTGGCCTACCTGACCGATACAGACACCTATCTCGGTGCGTTGGCCGCAGCCGGTGGCACCGGGCAGTTGAATTGGCAACTGGCCATCGGCACGTCCGGCGGCGACCTCACAGCCGTTGTGGGCGAGGACTACGCACCACTGCTGACGCTCGATGCAGCCTTGCCTGCCAGCGAGGTCGATGCCATCGGTATGCCAGTGACGGCTATCAGCCAGCCGGAAAGACTGGCCGTGGGCGACTACGCCTATCTGGTGGCCGCCAGTGGGGCGATTGCAGAGGCCGTCGCTGTCCTGGCCTTCGATGCTGCAAACGCAACCATTGATCTCGCACGCGGCGTGCTCGACACCACACCTCAGGCACATCCCTCGGGGACTCGTCTGATCGGTGTCGGCGAATGGCTGGCATCCGAAGGTGCGGAGCGCGCCCCGGGCGAATCGGTGTTCGTGGGTGCGATTCCTCGCACGTCGACCGATCAGGGCGATCCTGTGCTGGCCACCAACGGGCAGCCGATGATGCTGGCCGGTCGGCAGTCCTGGCCGTATCCACCCGGTCGCATCCGTCTCAATGGCCAGACCGAGCCAGCCGTGGTGGCCGGTGACCTTACCGTCGCGTGGGCCCACCGCGACCGCACGCAGCAGACCGCCTACCTCGTGCAGCAAGACGAAGGCGATATCGGGCCTGAACTGGGTGTGACCTACACGCTGCGCATCCGCAATCGCAACAACGTGCTGGTTCGTACTGAGACGGGGTTGCTTGGCACCACTTACATCTGGACCGCAGCCGTGGCCGCGCTGGATGCCGGTGCGCTGGGTGACCGCATTACGGTCGAGATCAGTGCCGAGCGCGATGGTTTGAGTAGCTGGCAGCCGCAGGTGCGGGTCATGGATCGCGCGGGCTACGGCCTGCGCTGGGGACAGTATTGGGGAGGTGTGTGATGGAAGCACGCATTGATGTTCATCTGCTCACCCTGAACGAGCCTGCCGAATGGCGGGAGGCCTGCATCGCCAGCCTCGAGGACGCACCGATCCAGTTGCACGTTTTGCCGGGCATTCCGGGCCGCATTGGTGAGGCACGCGCGGCAGGTTATGCGCAAGGCACGCTGCCACTGGTGTCCTTCGTCGATCCCGACGATCTGTACGAAGCCAGTGCCTTCAGGCAACTGGCCAATGCGTTGGACGCCTGCCCGCAAGCCGTGATGGCCTACACCGACGAGGCGCTGACCGACGAAAACGGCCAGGACCTCGCCGTGCGGCGTCTGGCCTACAGCCGCTGGCAGCACGCGAACAGCGCCAGCCATGTGCACGGCCTGATCGTGATGCGTCGATCTGCCGTGGAAGCCGTGCTCAAAGAAACCACCGACCTCAACAACTTCGCCGACTGGCTGCTGACCCTACTCGTGGCCAAGCGTGGCGGCGTGTTGTACCTGCCCATCGTTGGGCGGCACTGGCGACAGCACCCGCATCAAAGCCACCGCACCGGCGATCCGGATGCTGTCCGGCGAATACGTCAAACCATCGGCCAAGCATCGAATCTCTGGAGATAGACCATGTCATCAACCGACCCAAACCTGGGACTCAATTACGGCTGGACGCTCGGCGAAAGTGGCTGGGACACCGGCATGGACGCCAACCTCAAGCGCCTCGGCGCGGTGGTCGGTCTGTCCGTGAAAGACCGCGACCTGACCACACCACCGGCCAGCCCCATCAATGGCGACCGCTACATCGTGCCTGCGGCTGTCACGGGCGTGTGGGCAGGCAAAACCAATCAGATCGCCGTGCGCATCGCCGATGCCTGGGAGTACCACGTGCCCAAGATCGGCTGGCTTTGCTTCATCGAGGACGAGGCCAAGCTCTCGGCCTACAAATCCACCGGCTGGAGCGCTGGCATCGCCATCTGAATATCCATCTTTGTACCCACCGGAAACCCGCCCAGATGTTCATGCACTGGGCGGGTTTCGCATTTCAGGAGACTGCTATGACCGAACCCGAACAACAACAGCCCGCGCTCGTCGAGAACATGCTGCTCTTGCGCCGTGAGGACTTCGACGAACTGCTCGACCGCGCCGCTGAACGCGGGGCCGAGCGTGTCCTGACCCACCTTGGCCTGGAAAATGGCCACGCTGCACGCGACATCCGCGAACTGCGTGACCTGCTGGAAGCCTGGCGAGATGCCCGCCGCACGGCTTGGCAGACCACCGTCAAGGTCATCACCACCGGCATCCTGGCCGCGCTGCTGGTCGGTGCCGCCATCAAGTTGAAACTGATGGGAGGCCCACAATGATCGAGACCTTGCTCGGTGGTCTCCTCGGTGGGGCCTTCCGACTCGCACCTGAAATCCTCAAGTGGCTCGACCGCAAAGGCGAGCGCGGCCACGAACTGGCGATGCAGGACAAGGCGCTGGAGTTCGAGAAACTGCGCGGCGCACAGCGAATGTCTGAAATCGGCGCGGGTGCCGATGCCGCGTGGAACGTCGGTGCCATCGAAACCTTGCGCGAAGCCGTGCGCACGCAGGGCGAGAAAACCGGCGTGAGCTGGGCCGATGCCTTGTCTTGCAGCGTGCGCCCCGTGATCACCTACTGGTTCATGGCCCTGTACTGCGCCGCCAAGACGGCCGCATTTGCAGCAGCCGTGACCGCTGGCGCTGGATGGGGCACAGCTATCCTGCATGCCTGGACGGAGGCCGATCAGGCGCTGTGGGCTGGGGTGCTCAACTTCTGGTTCCTCGGGCGCGTGTTTGACCGGGTGCGGCCGTGATCGAAGTACCGAAAGCGGCCATCGATCTGGCCAAGCGCTTTGAGGGATTCGAGCGCAAGGTGAAGCGCGGTATTGAGATCACTGCCGTTCCCTATATCTGCCCAGCAGGGTTCTGGACGATTGGGTACGGCCATCTCTGCGATTCCAAGCACCCACCGATTACGGAGACGGAAGCAGAGGTCTATCTGGCGCGCGACCTCCAATCGGCACTCGCTGCCACGCTGCGCTACTGCCCGGTGCTGGCCACACAACCGGAGGAGCGGCTCGCGGCCATTGTCGACTTCACGTTCAACCTTGGCGCGGGGCGGCTGCAGACATCAACGCTTCGTCGGCGGGTGAATCAGCTTGACTGGTTTGCTGCAGGGCAAGAACTACGCAGGTGGGTCTACGGGGGAGGTAAGCTACTGCCTGGACTAATGAAACGTCGGATAGCCGAGAGCTACTTGCTCGAGCAAAGATTACTGAGTAACTAGTGGCATCCTTAACTGCGGCGTGTCGGCAACCGTCTGCGCATTGCACCTAATAACCAAGTTGGTCGAGCGATATGTCAAACAGCTATTCAGTAGTATTTAAGCCATCAACTTGGCGAGAATTTAAAGCAATGCCAAGCAAAGCACTTGGCTTTCGCTTAACTCTTGAGACAAGCCTGAAAAACGTAGAGATTGGGGATGTCTTGATTTGCTACCTAGCAGAGAGAATGACTTGGTGTGGAGTTTTGAAGGTCGCATCAAAGCCATACAAATCACCCGAGCACATCTATGCGAAGAAGCACGGATTACCCGTCATAGTTGAGGTTGACCCAATTCGCATACTCGACGAAGAAGCAGAAGTCCCGGTAAAAACGAAAGAGCTTTGGGATTCTCTAGAACGCTTTAGGAATGTCGACCATCGCGTTAACGGCTGGGCGGTGAATGTCGGACTAATTCGATCCTTGCGAAAACTAAGCAACAAGGATGCGCAAATGCTGCAATCGTTTCTACTAGGAACATCCGAACGAATTTAATTTTGCGAATTGCTCGATTCAAACTATTTACTATCAATCCTGCCCATCCACGCGCCAACTATTTTTTGTATATCTTCGTGAAAATTACATTCCGCGAATGCTGTAGGGTGTGCGCTGATTAATTCAAGCAAACGCCCATCAGGCGACTTGATGGTTCTAGAGAATCCGTTCTGGGAAACAAAGGCAAGAACGCCCCAATTTGTTCCGCCACCGAGGGTTTTTCGAAAGTTTTCAAAATACCCAAGCATTTTGTATGTTTCCTCTGACCGCGTTGCCCCAACTACCATCCTGTTTTTTGCATCGATTATGATTCGATGAGTCCCATCTGCAACTACTGTTATATCCGGTATGCCTCGCAGAGAGCTTCCGGTGGATTCATAGAACCAATTTGCATCATCACTGGGCAAGGAGCATTGAAACCAAATTTCAATGCGTGTTGATGAAAAATCAAACGTGTAAATTGGCCTTCGTCTGCTATCCGTCATCTTGCATGGGCCATCTATCAATTTCCCACCAAGCTTGATGAATGCCTGTGCGACTGAACGAATGCACCAGATTTCGTAGATTCGATCAAGAAACGATTGATCAGCCGGAAAGGATAGAAGCGAGTTGACGAACTTCTCCGAAGATGGTGATCCGGAAAATTCCTCGCCAATTAAGTGCCAATCCCTTACCAAAGCTACTAGGGCTGCATAAGCTTGTTCGTTGCCTGTCTGTCTTCGTGCAATTCGCCGACATGCCTCCATATACAGCCTGGGCAAGGATGAGGTACAGGAAATCACACTCCATGGATCACGCTTCATTCGGCCAAGGATCCAGCTCTTATACCTCCGCCCAAGTATGGTCTCGGCGGAGTTCGGCGGAAACTGAGATATGGGTAGACGTTGAAGCAATACCCTAAAAACTCGCACTACCAGCTCATTTTCTGGCGTCGATGCGTTCTCCGTAGTTACTAGGATGGGATAGCTCTTCGGCCAAGAAAAAGACGCAGATCTCCTGGCCACGTATCGGGGTATATCGAGTCGACCGCGTATCACTCCCCTAGTCTCTGTCCGAGTGGTATCTGTTACGCTTGACAAGCCACTCTCTATTCTTTGAACTATTGGAAATAGCTCGGCACAACATGCAATGGCGTGCCTAAATCGAATGTGCTGACCAAATTCGATACTTTCTTCGTCAGCCTCCTGGCCAATAGACGCAGATGCTCCTGCAAGCTCTACGCTCTCTCCAGAGAAGTATGTCGATATAAGAGGAAGCGCCTCCTTAAGGAAGCGCTGCCCCAGCTGATTGTCATTGTTCTGGGACAAAGTGCATTCCCGATGCCGAAATAATGAGCAATTGGCGCGCAAATTGATTTGAAAACGGCTGTGGTAGTGCGCTCGCAAACTTGACGAGTTGATCGGGCTCCAGAACGTCGGATTCGAACAGCGGCGCCAACTTGACAGATGCTGCCCAGTCGAGATTCAGATCAGCAGTCGCATCGACTTCTCCATCTTGCCGATGTCTTGTCAAAAAAATTTCTACAGTATCAATTAACTGAGCTGTTCCAATCGGAAGGTGTGGAACTCCTCCACCATCCGGAGCATATCTAACAGATTCGACAATTCCGAACAATGCTGCAATACGCTCAAGGTGGGAGTTTTTCGCCTCTTGCAATATGAGATCAGTGGTTGCAGCAGCTCGCTCCGGATTCATTGAACATTCGCGACGAGCGATGCGTTGCGCAGCTCTTTGAATGACATACGAAAATTCTTTGATCGCGGGAGATGCGTGGCCTGGATCAAAACGCCACGTCTCGTTCGAAGGCTTCTTAGGTGGCACGTCAAGAGAAATAAATGTAAATCGACGTCGAATAGCTTGGCTCAGACTTTGAACAAATTGCTTGTCATATGAGTTAAGTGTTGCAATTATTCGAAACCTCTTTGGTATGACCAATTCCCTGTTTCCATCTTTTTGATGGGGGAGATTAATTGGTACCAGATCATCCGTGCCTAGCACAGAGAAAAGCTCGCCGAATGCTTTATCAAGATGAGCGCGATTTAATTCATCAATCAATAGCCACTCGGCTTGCGGATGACTGGGGTCATCAAAATGCTGAACAACATTATTTCCACATCGAATCACTGCCTCAGTTAGTGCGCCGTTAACCGGGGTAATTTCTTCCTTGCGGTCTTCGGTTAGCCGCAACTCAAGTCGGCCAATGACATCGTAGATCGTCCAATCCTCATGTGCAGTCACTGCGAAAGTCGATGCGTTGAATGCTTTAGCTAAGGCACGTACAAGGGAACTCTTTCCTGTGCCTGGTGGCCCCTGCAACACAATATGTCCAACGCGTATTGCCGCAGCAGCCGCTCGGAGGACGTCCTCCGGAACGACCAACTGAGATGTGGCCTCCGCTAGGCGATTATCAAAATCATCAGGAAATTCAAGGTCATATTGAGCAATCTCACGCAAACGTTCGATTGATTCGTGAAAATCAGTCGGAGGAATTGCGCCACTATCAACTAGCTCGCTTTCATTGATATCAGACATTATTACCCCCGAGAAGTGTGCGGATTGCTTGGATATTTGATATGGGCCTTGCTCGACGAATCCTTATTCTTACAACGTGGGCATCTACCAGCTCCTTGCCCTCAACCAGATGTGTCCATTGCTCGTCATGACTCAGAATAATCCGCTGTCCACGTGCGAGTTGGCAGAGTGATGCAACAGAGCCTACAATGTGGTGTTCATCGAGGACCTGATAGTTTTCTCCCAAAGACAAAAGTAGCACTCTTTCACCCTGAAGCTCCACGCTTGAAAGGGTGGATGTTACTAGTGTCGCCATCGGTGTGACACGCGCACCAAGGTAGTCGAAATACTCCCGCTCATCGGAAAAACGAGGTGCTGCAGGCAGGCGAGCGATTGCAAGCCCTCCGGTCGAACACTGATCGGATTGCCCACTGTTGGATAGCGCCTTTCTGATCATTCCCATCCAATCTCGCCTAATGAAATGCCGCCTCTTAGGTTCGGTTACACCATATGGACATTCAATATCCTCACCGCCAAGTAGCAAGTGATTCATTCCGGCGTGAACAGCAACTTGATTAAGTGAGTTATAAAAAGCACCTTGCCTTTGTGCTGCAGGCAAATTAACCTGGGCAATAAGTTCTGGATGCAACCTCAAACTACGAACATCCTCAATCGCATCTATTGCTTCGTTTGTAAGAAACACTCGGCACAGAATTCGTTCTAACTCAGTCCACCATACATAGCCATCCAGGTCGAGTAGCGCCGCATACCAAAATCTGTAGAGAAGCAGGTCGGAATCTCTGTGTGCTTCGCTTTTAGGACGGCGAGGGCCTCGTAATGGGTAGCGCAACAAAAGATTTAGCCCGATCCAGGCGAATTCGTTGCGGTCATCTCTTTCGGCGGCTTCGCGAAGCTGTATGCCTGCTGGGGTGATGGTTATGCGGTTCGAACGCGACTCTACGTAAAGAATACCGAATTCTTCAAACGTTGCTTTCCAACTTTCAACTGCATGTGAGCTTAATTGGCGAGGAGCTCCCGGCGACGACCAGTGAGACTTCAATTGGTCATAGTCGGTAAAATCAAAAAATGAGAGCAAGGTCGTCCAAGCTTCCTGTGACTTCTCACTGTCGCTGAAGAAGCAGGGATAACCGTAGCTATTGACACGCCAAAAGTCATGCGCCCTTGATGCGCGGGGGAAAGCAATCGTCAATTTGCCACCTCGTCTGCTCCTATCGTTACCTGCGGAAGTGGAAGCCGGTCCTCCACTTCCATAAGCGCAGTATCAGTTTTTTTAAGAGTAATAACCCAGTCCATCAAAATAATTCCGCCACGTCCCTTTCGTGGGAACTTCATGTAATGACGACGAATTCGATACGCAAACGCCTTCTCAAGGTGAAGCCCTGCTGTTTTTGCAAGCCGGAGTAGGCAATCATGAACTGGTAGCACACCTGTGGATGCCTGACTATTCCCAACTACCAAAACATACCTGGCACCATCCTTCATTACTCGAGCAGCTTCGATAAAGTGCTTTTGCATCAGATCGAAGTAGCTCAAGGCGGCACTTCTTCGATACTCGGGAATCTGCTGTGGATCAACCAAATCCAGCAAGGCTTCATGTACGGAATGTGCTGGTGTTAAAGGATTCTTCGCTCCGATTGGCGTTCTACGGCGACTGTTGTATTCAGCTCGGCTAGCCACACCAATTTGGGGACCTAGCCAAAAATACTCCAGCATAAAGTTGTACATGTAGTCCACCGAATCGAGGTACGGTGGACTTGTGACAATCAGGTCAACCGACGCGTCCTTAAGAGGAACCGACAATGCATTTCCCTCAAGAATGGTGGCCTGTCGCCCCTGCCACACAGATTCCAAGCTGGAAACACTGAGTAGTGCTTTCTGTAGGGCTTTATCGAACGTTGGCAAGACCTCTGGGGGACTTTTTTTCAGAGTCCCTGACACATAGGTCTTTTGAGTTTGGTCATCGGCGTTTGACACCCAACGCAGAATTGAACTAAAGACAACAAAGAAAAACTTTCTCTCACTTGTCTTGCAGTCAAGATTTTCGATGGCAGAGAAAATTCGACAGAGGTCTATCCAAGTTTTCTCTGAAAACCAGTGAGTCACATTCTTAACTCCTGCCATTGGAAGAAAGCAATCTTCCAATGACGGCAGACATGAAGAATCTAATTTCTCAGCTAGAGTAGCTAGTCGTGACGGGTCTAAGGGGGTAGTTTTAGCGCTCGAGATTAAGCGGGCCAGAGGATCAATATCGGTTCCGTAACTTTGTTTAACGGCGCACAACGCTTCGACCAAGCTAGTGCCTGAACCCATAAATGGGTCCCAGACAACACTTTTATCTCCTGCAAAATTGCGAATCGCCCATTGAGGAACCTGCGGAATATATTTGGCTGGGAAGCGGTGAAGGCCATGTGTCAGCCCAGATGTCTTAGTCGACAAAGTTAGACTCAGCAGCTCCCCATGACTGATTTCAGTGTGCTCGGGAAACTCATCCACTTCACGGATTACATCGTGGCTCTCATGCCCTTCTTTTGGAGTAGCAACGCCTCTTGACCGCCCACTTCTGGGTGGCTCGACGGGCATTTTCCCTCGCTTAACATTCAAATCACTCATTCAAGTACCACTATCGATTCGCGCATATATTTTTCGAAACCCTTCAGCATATTTCGCTGCTGTGGCGCGACGGTCAAATGCCTGGTTTCAATGATTGTTGCTTTTCTAAAGCCTGCGTTTATACCGACCATGGCTGTGAGAACGTCAGTAGGAACAATCACGCCTGCAAAGGCCGAGTTTCCAACAACGACATAACACTTACCGGCGGGAAGAACACTTCGGCACTGACGAAGAACCATACCCATATCGTGAAAATAGCCACGCATGAGGTCTGGCACACCCATTCGCCAGCTACTCGCTGTGGTATCCATCAACGAAATTAACTTCTCGAGAACAGGCAAGTTCTCTGAAGGCCTTTTATAGTCCGCGTTTAGATGCGATCTTAAGGATGCTTTTCTAAGCGCATTAAGATCTGCATAGGAGTTAACAAAGTTGCCAAACCATAGCTCAACCTTGAATGACTCAAAGTAGTCAAAACGATTCGCATATGGGGGACTGAAGATCACCGAATCGAAAGTCTCCCCCTTGAGCATTTCGCCAAGATTGAATGCACTACCCTCTATCAGCTGCTGCCCCGTCCAATCTCCAGATTGCCATTCAACAGTGTCTTCCAGCATCATCTCTAGCTGGTGCGTAAAGGTTTTGGAGAAAAAAGCCGTTTGATCCGCCCCGAATCTTTCCAGTTGCCATTCGCCGTCGGCGCGATTCTCGTACTTACCCTTTTGACGCTTCTTGTTGCGATACTTTATCCCGTTGCCTTCCTTGAAGTAGCTGCCGACCCCTTCTAGGATGGCCAGCCAGGCAAGGAATACAAAGTTTCGTGCAAGAGGGTCGGTTTTAAATGATATTTCAATAGCTGTTCTGGCGCGTAAAACAGCATCAAGCATCTGTGGCTCAAATACTTTCTTCGATATGCTCAGTTCGGGGAGTGGCCATCGTTCACTACTTCTAAGGAGGGAAGGAAAACTTCCAAGGAAACTCCTAATTTTGCGTATTGAAGACGGCTTCAGTGGCGTCAGCTTAACCTTTGACGAGAACGCGGCAATCGGATTTAAATCGATACCTACAGACTTTTTCCCTCTTATAGCAGCGCCAATAGGAATAGAACCACAACCACTGAATGGGTCGAGAATTCGACTGCCCAGCTGCAGCTTATCAATAAGCTCTGGTGAATATGCTTCTCGATATCTCAACCAACGATGCATGGGCGATGACGCGTTGCCTCGCCAATGCACAAAGGGCCCAAGATCGAAGCGTTGCTCAATCGGGTAGAGCGCATCCAGCGGCTCCAGGATTTTTGTTAGGTTTTTATGCACTTGAGCTACAACACGTTCCGGTTTTGTGTTCGAGATATTTCTGCCCACTGACTGAATACCAATGCTCTCTCGCATCGCTTCTGTGTTTAGTTGGGACATTTCATTGGTTTCGCGCAGTGAATCCATCATCCGCTCCTTTTGGTTTTTGGGGGGGTGATGAGGCCATCTGTTTCGCGGAAAGCCAAGGTCATTCTTTGGTTCCACGAGCTGTGGCAACGCTTGTTAACAATGGCAACTGCGGTCCTAACTCGTCGCGACGACGCTCTAGAAGTTCTGCAACAGCTTTGCGAACCAACCACGCTACCGACACGTCGTTTTGGGCTGCAAGTTGAGCCACCTCGTTGAACATGTGCTCGTCAAGGGACACGGAGGTGCGTACGATCTTCTTGTTAAGTCGCGGTCGTGCCATCAAAGTAATGTTTTATGCACCATAAAACATCATTCTATAGTGTGTCTACCTGTCACACAAGCCCATGTGGCAGACATCTAAGCAGCGGCCCGAAGGCGCAGGATTGTTCGGTGCCGCTGTTCGCCCATTCGTGCCCCCGAACGAATGAGCAGGCCAGCGGCAAGCCTGTCGGTCACCGCCCTTGATCACGGAGGGACGCGAAAACTCCGTTGTGGGGATGATGACCCTGATGCTTCCGGATTGTTAAAGAACCGTGGGCCGCCTGCGTGGACGCCGTCACGACCTTCCTGTGGAAGGATTTCGCTCACTACGCCTGATTGCGCGCCGCTTATTTGTCCAGCGCCACCATGCGGACGATGCTGTCGAACTCGTTCAGCACGTCAGGGTGGTTTCTGGTCAGGTGGCGCAAGATGGCTTCGTTGGCCATTAGCTTGGCGAGATAGCCCTTAGCCAGCACCAGGTTGAGGATGTCCTGACCATAGGTCTGCTCGGCGAGCTTGAACTGCTCGTGGAGGTTGCCCATCTCCCTCTCCATCTTGGCCATCTGGTCGGCGCTGACGCCGGTCATCTTCTTGGGCTTGGTTTCACCGACGAGCAAGTTGCTGGGCGTGGCCGCAACCAGCGCTTGGGCATAAGCGACCGTGATGTTGTTGGCGCTGACCATCAGTTCGACGCACTCAACCTGACGCGTCGGCTTGAGCTTGCGCAGGACTGCACCAAGGTTTGCCGAAAACGTCTGGTCGCGCAGCAACTCGGCGGCCTCCGGGCAGATCCCTTCCAGCAGGTTTAGCTTCTTGATGATGTGGCTGATGTCCACGTCCAAGGCCTTCGCCAGCTTTTCCGGGGTGACGCCCCGTTCGACAGCGCGACGGATCATGAGGTGCTCCTGAATACTGGAGAGGCGATTGATCCGGTTGTTGTAGGTGTAGCTTTCGTCATCGGTGGCTACCAGGCAGGGAGCCTTGTCGAAGCCCAGCTGTTTCAGCGCGACCAGTCGTGTGTGCCCGTCCAGCAAGATGTGCTGCCCCTCGCGGTTGGGCTTTCCCACCGACAGGGGTTCGATCAGCCCGACCGCCTCGATAGATGCGGTGATTTGCTTGAATTTCCGTGAGGCAAGCAAGCCTTCTGGCGTCTTGCGCGAAGGCAGAACGGACGAGAGGGAAAGAATCAATGGCTCTGGCACGAAGCCAAGGGGCAGTTTGTTCATGTGCTGCTCCCTCGAGCCCAGACCCGCTCCGCCAGATACTGGGGCAGTGTGTCGAGCCCTTCCGCGCGCAGCAGGGTGGTGAAATTCTCGTCGGCCAGCAGTTGGCGCAGGGCCCCGACGATGAACAGCAAGTTGCGTTGAGCGGTCTCTGCTTTCCTGACCAGTAGCTTCTGTCGCTCGACTTCCCTCTGGTAGTTCCGCACCAGGCTGGACGTGGTGACATCCTCATTGGCCTTGCGGGATGTCATCCTGCCGCCGATGGACTTGCCTTGGGTGCGGCGACGTTCGATCACACGACGGGCTTGAATCAACTGGCTGCCACGCAGCTTTCCGGTTTCGTAGGCATCTTGTAGTGCGGCTTGAATCGCTTTCTCATCGCTGCCCGCGCCGGCGATGGTGATCGCCGCATTGAGAGGGATGCGCCCGCTGCCCACGGCCATCAGCAGTCGTTGCTCACCGTTCTGCAGCAATTGCAGGATGCCCTGAACGTACTCCGGACTCAGACCTGTCTTTTGTGCAATGGATTTCTTGTCATAGCCCTGATCCCGCAGTTGCTCGATGCCGGACAGCAATTCCAACGGGCTGAACTTTCGCCGGGCGATGTTCTCGGTGAGGCTCATGATGAAGGCCGATTCGTCATCGACGTTCATCACCATTGCAGGGATTTCTTGATGCCCGAGCGTCTTGAAGGCCTTGAAGCGCCCCTCGCCGCAGATGAGGAGATAGTGCTCGCCGTTGCTCCCAGGACGCGGCGTCACGATGATGGGCTTTTTCAGGCCGATGTTCTGGATGTTGCCAACGATCTGCTCGAACACACGGCTGTTGCGTTCGCGGGGGTTGAGAACTTCAATCCGTTCGAGAGGAATCATCCGTAACTCCGAATGCCGATGCTCTTTGTCCTGATTCATGCGGCCCTCCTTATGCGGATGCGCCGGGCCATGCCATACAGGTAGTCCAGGCTGTCGAAGCGATAGCACTCAAACTCGATGCCGTTGTGGTCGGCCAGATGGATACGTGCCTGACCGAAGTCCAGTCGGGGCAGCAGGTAGTAATCCAAGGCGGCCTGATTGCTGTCGTCCAGCCGCACGGCCACCGTGATGTCGGGCGCGAGGCTGGTATCGAAGCGCACTTTCCAGCGCCGTCGCCCGTTATCGAGCAATTGGCAGCGAGCCAGCACCAGTGAAACGGTGAACTCGCGATTCACGGTGAGGAGGTCGGTGGCCGGATCGCGTTCCACCATGCCGCCCACCTCGGCGATCATCCGTTCAGTCTGGCCGACGATCTCCGGGTGTAATCGGCGCAGGAACTGATTCGCTTCCAGATACTGGTAGTCCCGATCCGGAGTGAAGCCCACCGTCTGGTACGCGCGAATCAGACTGCCGAAACGATGCGCGTAGGCCGCCGACGAGGGCATGCCTTCAGCTTCATCGATGATCAGGCCGGACAGGTAGCCGTGGCGCTGGTAAAGATTGCGCAGCTTCTCGATCAACTCCTCGTCGCTGTACCGATGTGCCCTTGCGCGCAAGATGCCCTGCGCCGTGTAGAAGAGCTCCGGTGGCACGATGCCCTCGAACGCGCCTTCCTTCTTGATCCACATCTCTGGGCTGTTGACCACCCGGTGCTTCTTGAGTTTGAAGGATCGCCGGTTGTAGATGTTGTTGCCGATGTATTTCTCGTTGGACAACACTTCGCGGATGGTCGCTCGTGTCCAATCGCGCCCAAGGTCAGTACGCGTTCCTTGTGCATTCAGCCGTTCGGCGATGTCCAGCTCCGTCTGGTTGTCGGTGACAAACCAGCGGTAGATCTGGTTGACCACGGCAACCTCATCATCCGGACCTGGCTGAAGGATGACGCGGTCGGTTTGCAGGCTCTTGTGCTCGCCACGCGCCAACTCACCTTTGAGCGTGCCGGACTGATCGACCAGCACGCGTCGCAGGCCATAGCCAGCGGGGCCACCTTGCCGAAAGCCCAACTCGATAAGGCGGCACTGACCAGCGAACACCTTGGCCGACAACTCCCGGCTGTATTCACCCGCCATCGCACGCTTGACGCCCTTGACGATGGTCGACACGGGCGAGCCGTCGTTTTCGAACTGTTCGGCGCAGTACGCGACCTGAATTCCGGCGCGGCGGCAAATGTATTCGTAATAGGCGCTCTCATCGGCGTCCTGGAACCGGCCCCAGCGGCTGACGTCATAGACCAAAATGATCTGGAAGTCCGCGCTGCCTGTCTCGACGTCCTTGATCAGCTGCTGCAGCGCCCGCCGCCCATCGATGCGCAAGCCGCTCTTGCCCTCGTCGGCATAGGTGCGAACGATCTCGATGTTGCGCCGGGCAGCGTATTCGCGGATCTTGTCGGCTTGGTTTTCCGTCGAATACTGCTGGTGCTCGGTCGACATCCGAACGTACTCGGCGGCCCGAAATGTCGGTGGCTGATCCGCCCCCGGAATGGAGAACTCTTCTGCCTGCATAGACCCGATCACTTTATGTTGTGTGAACTTGCTCTCGGGCCTGCCTTTCACCTCAATGGCATACACGTGGCCTGCAACGCGCGGCCGGAATGCACAGGGTTGAAATTGTTGCCATCCAGGATGATCGAGAGCCCATTTGGGCTTGAAGTTAAGGCCGGATTCCCTGGCTGTCGATCAAGTCATCTCTTGACGCATCCATCTTGCATTCACAGGTTTCGTACAGCAGCGTGATTTCAACTACCCAAGAGCCCGGTGTTCCATTCGGGACGTCTGGCCGTCTTGTGATCCGGTAGATGCCGGAAGGCAGAGCTGACACGTCCATCTTTACAGGATCGATGACTCGCTGCTGATGAGGCCCATCCGCTTGCGATCCTTGATCGCCGTCTGCCTGTTGTGCGTCTCGGTGATTGCGCCAATAGTCGTGGTTGCGCTTTGACCACGCGCGCTGTGCCGCCTGCTGATTGATGCGGTAGTCAGGATCGGATTGGAGTTTTGCCCGCTGCCATTCGCGCTTGCGAGCCCGCTGGCATTCAGGGGCGGAGCAGAACGCTTGGTCGGGAACCTGTGGGCGGGGTTCGAAGGGGTGGCTGCAGTGCGCGCAAAGTCGAGTAGTCATCGTGGTCTCCATGCAAAGTCCGTATGGAGACCGCCACTGACCGTGGCGAAGGGCGCGAAGCGGCTGCCCTATGAAGGGATATTCAACGAGCGACGGTGTTCAACGCGGGGGCCAATGCCACGCTCAAGCGGCCAACGATGGCGTGCAAGGGTTCTGGCGGAAGTTCGTTCTTCTTGAGAAATGCCAGCCACAGCGCCTGGCGCGAAGCGTCGTGTGCAAACTCGTCCGTCAGGCCGACTGGCAGCGCTTCAGGAACTGCCATGCCCCGTCTTTCAAACGTGGCCTTGATCGCCTGGGCCAGCAGATCGGTGTCCAGAGTTTCTCTTTCCAACAGCACAGATAGATCGAAGTAGTCCTTCAAGCGGCTGTTGGTCATGCCCAGCAAAGCGATGGCGTGGAGCTTTTCTGCGATGACGGTGTACGTTGGGTAGGCCCGCAGTCGTGGTGCGGGCATTTCCTCCAGCAGTACTGGGTAGACCGAATCAACAGGTGCCGGGGTGACGGCGTCGCCGAAGCCGACATCGATCTGGGTCTTGCAGCGTGCTCTGGCAAGATCGCCTGCAATCATCACGCGAACGCCACCGTAGCCTGCTTCCTTGCGGATCTCCTCGACCGTGACAGAGGCTGGGTCGAACACGATGCCGTCGTCGACCGGTACGGCTGCGATGTCCCGGAATACTTGGGCCACTGACTCCAGATCGCTGGCACCGAAGCCCAAGAGGTCGGCATCGCGTGTGGCCCGGTGTGGCATGTCGTACCAGAGCGTGAACAGCAGCGCACCTTTGAGCAGAAAGCGATCCGCGTGCGGCGACTGGGTCAGCCGATAGAGGATGCGCTCCAAGGCAAAGCGCACCAGCACCTGATTGAAATCGACGCCTTGTGCCTTGGCGACATTGAGCAGGCGCGCACGGACGGATGCCGCGACATTTGGGGTGGCCGCACTCAT